ATTTTTTTTTTCTGTTAGTCTTATGACTGAATCTCCAATCTTCAATTCCGACTCATACAGTGGTAAGTAGGAATGTCCAATTGCATTAATAAATAGTTTCCTGATATCACCCAAGTGTTGTGAGTAACGAGAGTCAGTATAAGTTAGTACTCTAACCTGTAGCCCTGAACAGAAAGATAAATCAAAATATACCCTATATTCATTAGCCATTACCTGGATTGATTGTATATCTGATATCCATACCAGAGTAGTACAGTTAAAAACATGGAGAGGAGTTTGTTCCTCTCCGATTATCTTATCAATGAATTTCTTATATAACTTAGTAATCATAACTCTTGAGTGTTACATTTTGATATTTACAATGAGGACAAGTCCAATCCTTAGTATGCCAAGGACCTCTTAAATCCTTTATATCGCTTTCCTTGAATTTCTTCTTGCAATGATGACATTTGTATTTATATACATCGTAATCATACTGAGATGAATAGAGATAAAGTATTCCGATTATCACTCCCAGTACTGTTAGTATTAGTAGTAAGTATTCCATATCTTTTAATTTAATGATTAATAATGCCCTATGTCCCTAATAAGGATGTAATTATTTCCTCCTACGGAGAAAAGTAATTACTCATAGTACTTATAAGTCTACTTAAGTAAGGTATTCTTATAAAGAATGAATAGGATGTTTCTTCCATAGCTTCTCTAACAGAATAACTTTCAATTCTTGTTTTTGATAATATTGTTTCCTATGTCTGCCATGTCGGCTAAGGTAATTTCCAGGATAATGGAGATCATCAAGGTATACCTTATTTTTAGATTCATCGGTTCTTACCAAACGACCAAGGAATTGAATGGATTTTTCTTGTGAATCCATACTTGCGGTATTGAGTAAGTACTTAAGCTTAGGAAAGTTTTTACCTCGAGCAATGATTGTAGTTGATACCAGGATATCTATCTTACCTTCCCTAAAATCCTTCATTATTTGTTGTCTTAACTTAGAAGGAGTATTAACATGCACATAGGAAATATTATAGGCATCGCCCAGTTTCTTTTTAAAGAACTTATATAGATTTTCACAATGTGCAATATGCTTGCATACTACAAGTGCAGGATATCTACCTTGGTTAATATTCCATTTTAACCGAGCATAAGCCATTCTTCTGGCATATTTATTCAAGGTAATAGAATCATCATATATCTCTTTATAAGATATACAATTGGATTCCCAATTACCATACCAAGGTTTACTGGGTACCATCTTTACGACTGTTTTAGTTGAGTAACCTTTCTTGATAGAATCCTTAAGTTTAAACTCAGCAACTACCTTGCCAAAGAATCCTTCAAGATTCATATTCTTAACCTTATCTTTGGCAAGCTTACTCATATAAATGGTACCTGATAATCCTATACGAACTCTGGTATTAAATAAACGAGTAAGTACATTTTGATATTGCTTACTTCCACCTTGGTCTGCCTCATCTACCAAAACCATATCTATCTTAGATAATTCTTGTTGATAGAATCTCATATTTCGAGAAATAGATTGAACCATACCAATTGTAAAGTTACTCCAATTTAAAACCTTACCTTGAACAAAAGTGATATTCTCTCCCGGGAGATATTGCTTAAACTCTTCTCTAGCCTGGTTTAACCAATCAGAGTCATTAGTTATTAGCAAAGTCTTTAACTGTCTCTTATAAGATAAATATAAAGATGACATGATAAGGGTTTTACCTGCATTAACCGTGTAATCTAAAACCCCAATCTGAAAAAGAGAGTTACCTACCTGGTTAGATATAATTGCTTTTACAGCTTTCTCTTGTTCTGGCCTTAATTTATACTTACCTATTTTCATAACTACCTTTTTGACTTTGGGTAAAGGTTTCCGCATATCTACAACTTTAGGTTTAATTCCATACTCAATACACTTTTCATATACTGCTGGAAGAAAACCTATCTTAAACTCACCATGCTTGTTTATATAATGTATCTTACCATCCCAGTTCTGCATACCTCTTTGCCTTGTACGTAAATAGAAAGCATTAGGATGTCTAACTGAAAATTCCTGGTAGAGTTTCTGTGCGAACTTAAGAGGTAAATCAAGTTCGCACATATTTCCGTTTTGTATTATTATCTTACTCATTTGATAATTACCGTTACACCTTTAGTGGATTTATCCATACCCATTGCCTCTTTGAGAAGTTTAATGTGATGTTCCTCATCAGCAACCAACTTATTCAATAAGTACATCACGTCATCATAATCTGCCCGGTCATCGTGTAAGGCTACGTTATTCATAATCTTCTTGTAATGACCGATAGTTTCTATCTCCGAATCTAAGGCAATCTTCAAAGCACTCTCAGGAGAAAAACCTACCTCTACCTTTGGATAAATATCCATAACTGGATTCTCCTCGTATGGGTTTGCCTTCTGTAAGAAATCCGATAATTTATCGTAGTGTCTCATTTCTACTAAACCAATACCAAGCATTAGCTCTGCAATGGGTTCAAACCTTGACGACTGTTGAGTATACATAAGGATAGCACTAATCTCAGAGAAAGGTTTATCCTTTAGTGCATCCTTGAACATATTAACAATATCCTCTGGCCAAGGTTCAATGTCCTTGAAATCAGGGTAATCTACTGACTGGTCCGAATACTTGAGGACATCAATAAAAGCATTAGCTGCATCCTCTACTCTGTTACCTAAAAATCTTAAAGCTTTCATAACGTTATGTTTTAATTATTAATCTTATCCCAGAGAGAGCCCTCAACTTGAGGTTCCTCTAAGGATTTTTTATTCTTATTTTTATATAAATACTTATTATACCTTTCTACTGCTTTATCAGTATATAACTGAGCAATATCTGGTAGACCATTACACCATGCTAGAGATTCAAACTGAGCATCTATGAAATCCTTATAATCCCAACCTTCTTCTTTTAAGAATTCTCCTACCTTTGCAAAGTGTACATATTTCTCTGGTTTATTTTCATAAGATTCATATATACCAGTTGCCTTAGCAATCTTACCTATGAAATAATCATGTACCTTAGCAGTGAGTTCTAAATCTGCTGACTGTAATTTAATCTCAGCTTCTGTTTGATTAGTAATGTTATCCTGCATGGATATTAACCTTTGCATAACATTACGATAATCTGTCATCCTCTTTAAACCAGTCTCAATGTATTTAATAAATCCTTCCCGAGTATCAAATTTAAAATCCTCACAAAAGGTATTACATATCTCAGCAAGCTTTTTACATAAAGCCCATTCTCTTGTATTACTTTCGTTTATTTTACGAACTCCTCTATGCTTAAGCTTTATACGAGTAGCATATAATATATCGGCAACAAGGGAAGCATTACCCTTAGATGCTAGTAATATATTAGTTACTTTCTTAGTTGCCCCTTTATTAGAAACAACCACTGCTCTAGTATTTATTGCCTCTTTTCGTGCAATAACAAAAAAAGCCTCAACTGGGAAGTTATCTACCTCTAAGGTATTTAATATTTCCTCAAATTGAGACTTAGTTATATGGATAGATGGGGAACGTTTAGTATTCATAATCTTGAGGTTTATTAAGTACTCTATTAATGGTATTTGGGTGTAATAACAAGATACGACTTAAACTTCGTTTATTATAACCTAACCGATGTAAATACATGATACAAGTATGAACTTCTTTAGTAACTACCGACCGAGGGGATTTAGAACCTCTTTTACCATATAGATTATTCTCTTTACCATACCGAGGCTTGGGTAAAAAGAAATTCCCATTACGTATACAATCAGAAGTATTCATCTTAGGAGTACCCCATCTTAAATTAGATAATTTATTATTTAAGGGATTATCATCTAAATGTCTAACTGTATTATACTCATTGGGTTTGGGGTTTATAATCCAAGCTAAAGCTAATAATCTATGTAATGGCCAATTTTTTCCTCGAATGGTAAGTCTTAACCTACCTTTATTAATCTTAGGTATTATTTCATACCAAACACCTCGTTCTTTCAAAAATACTCTACCAGAACGAGTAATTAAAGAATCTTGAATACCCAGAATGGGTTTGACAGCTTTAGGTATATTTGATATGGATACCTTAATTCGATTTTTTATATTCATGTTATTAATATATTATTTTATAATAAATAGGTAATCCTTACTCCAAAGAGTTTCGGATTTGAATTAAATCTTGATAACTTTGATACCTTGTTTGATATACTAACCTAAGAGTTTCCTTTCTCCCTAAATCGTTTACATCTTTTCCTTCTGGTAAAAACACCACCTTGACTTTTTTATAGACAACAAGTTTGAGCGCAAGATTGATTGCGTATTTCTTGGCGTCTGGGTCCAGCAATATAATGAATCTTTCGCATGAGGATTTAAGTAATTCATTGACTTGATATCCAGATATAGCTTTACCCATTGTGGCAATTCCTCTATCCCCAATAGTAAGGGCATTGAGTGCACCTTCACAGATGTATACCGACCTATACATCTCCAACGCATCATAATTAAATATGATAAATTCTTTGCCAACTCCTGTGATATCTTTGTTAGGGTTGTTATACCGAGGACCTTGCCCGATAACATTTCTCGCGTTATAATATCTAAGTTGTCCTCTGTAATAGAAGGGTATAATAAGGTACCCAAAGTAAGCCCCTTTCGTCGCATAGCCAACTCCATGCTTAGACAACTCAGAGATGACAAAGCCACGGCTTTTGACATATCCTCTAATGCTTTTTGCAACTTGTGACTGGCCAAGGTTAAGGATTCTGAATCCTTCGGGTAGATACAAAGGCTTAGCTTCTGCAAGTTCAACCTTTTCTTCGTGAAATTCAAGCTCATCAAATTTTCCACTATTTAAGAAATTAATTAGTTCATGGTATGTATCGAATCCTTCTATATCCATAACCAATTGAGAAGGATTCGGATGTTCATTACATCTGAAGCAATTGGTTCTATACATTGATAAGTTAACTCCCATTTTTAATTCCCTATGACAATAGGGGCATACTGGGAGTTTCATCCAGCCTCTTCGATATTCAAAAGCACCTAACCTCTTAATAAAATAAGTCTTAAGTCTAGACTTAAACTGATTTGTTATTTTCATGGTTTCTAATTGCTTTACGAATTACTTTTCGTATTCTCTTTAAATCCTCAACATCTAGATTACTAATGGAAGTTGTTTGCCATCCATTATGAGATATTTCCAAAGCCAATCCATCAGTCCATCTGTCTTTTACTACTTCTACTTTTTTAGTTCTCATTTCTCTTTTTCTTTTTACCACAGATTCTACAGTAAGTTCTCGTACAATATTTAGTATAATACTGAGCCCTCTTCCTACCGCCTTTCTTTGAAAAGATAGCCTTCCTGGGTTTCTGTCTGGTTTCCCACCAATGCTCGGTTACCCAATCATGAATACCGAGTTTGCATTTATATATCTCCAGTTGTCCTTTCTCTTTTCTTGGAATCAGCATCAGGATTACCTTTCTTAAAAGATTCCTCAAGTTTTTTACCGTATAGTTCATCGTAGTTCTTTCTTTGTTCTTTAGTAAACTCAGTACATCTTTGTCTTTCTACATCACATTTGAATAAAGCTCTACCAAAAGGAAGACCATCCCTTTGTACTACAATCTCTGAACGAAGGATATTATCTTTCTCTTCTTGCTCTGTACTGTTAAGACCCATAATGAATTGAGCATTACGTACAATGGCAATAGAACCAGATATATCGTTCTCATCATATTTAGTTGCTTGGTGTTTCTTACCTTCACGAGTAATATGATGAGCAGTCCATACAACATCTAAATGCAAATCCTCAGCAAGGTTTTGTAAGTCAATGTATACATTTGAGATTCTATCGAAATCCTCTTTATCCTTTGCAATAGAAGCAAGCTTCCCTGCATAGTCAACCATCAATACCTTAATATCAATTCCCTGGCTCCTAAGAGTAAGTATCTTCTCCCTTATATAATTGCAGTCAGTAATCAATGCAGGTACTCTTTCAACGATTAATTCAACTCCAAACCTTGCAAGTTTTCTTAAATGCTTAGCCTCAAGTTTATCATAATCTCCAGTATATAATTCCTTCTTAGTTTTATTGATACTGGATTGAATGAAACGGTCCATGATTTGTTCTTGACCATTTTCTGTATCCACATAATAAACTGACTTCTTCATTCTAAGGTAACCTCTTGCAAGGTTAACCATGAAGAATGTTTTCTTTGCTTTAGGTTTATCCAAGATTACATTGATTGATGCACCTGGGAATCCTCCCGCATTGGTTAAATCGTTTAGTTGCCTAAATGGGCATGGTACTACTGAGGGTTCTGCCTGCCTTTTAAATTGACGTTCAGTAACATCTCGAATCATGAATAAAGGTTCATCCTCCTGTTTAGGTCTACTTCTTTGTAAAACCTTCTCTACCTTTCTAGAATATTCTTCGTACTGTTCAAAGTTATCTAAGTCGAATGAATCATTTAAGTTCTTCATTTCAACATAAGTAGAGAACTGATAGATTTTCTCTTTAATATATTCTGAATCAGATAATTGAATTGAATAAAGATTTTTGATAACCTTCTCGATGTTTGGGATATCATCCTTAGTAACCAGGTCAACATAGTTTTTGGATTCTAGCATTTCTCTGAGTACTTGTTTAAGGACATTCTGTGATGGTATCTTTCTTTGCTTTTTAAAATATTTAAGTATACCCTCACATATTAAGGAATGTTCGATAAGTACTAAGTAGCTTGGTTTTATTCTGCTTAGTACTAAACCTCCTTCCTTATCTTGAATGATGAACCTGAGAATCTCTAACTGAAAGTCAGGTGCAAAGCTAAATTTAATTTTATTCTTTTTCATACATTATTATATTGCAATATTATATACTAATAGATTTTGATAGTCCTCATGTAGTTCTGAACTCATGTCCACAATATCTAGTCTTCTTATCCTCAGCCGTTCGGTGAAATTTTTTGATATTCTTATATTATATAAAATATATTTATTATATTTGCATAACGAAATACTTAAAGAATATGAGGAAATGTAATGGAAACAATGGTTCAGAGCTTCATAGATTAAAACCCATGCAGGATTATGATGAAGCAATGTTTAATCGGTTATACAAAGTTTGTAAGCCAGTTATTCGGAACCTTACCAAACAGATTGATTACAAAAGGTTTAACCTTACGCCAGATATAATATCTTCTTATTTCTGGGATAAAATGTTATTTGTTTTTAATAAGTACTACGGTACTTGTAGTGAAGAACACCTTAAAGCAAGAATCCTTTCTTCTCTTGCTACATTTAAGAATAAGCTTCTTCGATTTGCCTATGGAGAGATTGCAGAATACAATCAGAACCTATTTAAACTTGAAGACTTATTTGATAATGATAAAGAGTTAGAAGATGACGATGAAGAGGTTAAGGCTAAGGAAGAAATGCTTGAATTATTATATAAGTATATGAAAGAGAAATTATCTCCAGATGCTTATATGGTATTTGAAGTATTACTTACTCCACCTCCTTATATTAAAGAACGAATTAAAGATGGAGAAAGAATCACCAATATAATGCTGGTTGAGTTCTTTGATATGCCTAGAACTAAGAAGTCGGTTAAATACATAGGAGAACTCAAACAAGATATCTTATATTGGGAAGAGAAAGCTAAAGAAGAACTTCACTACTAAACACAAAAGAAAAGGGGCGTTTCCCAACGTCCCTCTCCTATAATCCATAAATTAAAAGTTCTTTGTCAACAATATAAGTAGTTAAGACATAATATTATAGTTTTATAATGTATGCCAGTACGTAGTAAGGTGGCCTATTTTCGTGAGGTTGACCTCCACCTGCAGCCCTGGTATCATGGTCCCATAGGCATACATAAGAATTATCTCTATCAGTTTTATTACTACCAGAAAGGTTATTACCAATCCATTGAGTACCATTAGCTCCCACCAAATCTGAATGAGCCTCGATAAAGTAAGCATCTGCGAAATTGTGAACGTGAGATGGAATCTCTTGAGTTGAAAGAGTTACTTTTTCTTTGCCACCCGTATTACCAATCAAATTGTAATCCTCATTACCCGATGACCAGCCAACAATAAACTTACCCGATAAGTCTGGTGTCTGTAAGTCTTCTACAATCTGACCATTACATAAAGCCCAACCTTCTGGTACAGAAACTCCATTCCACATGGCAATTAGTCCTCTTGGTATATTAGCTCCTGCCATACCACCAAGCTTTTCATCAATGTAAGCCTTGATATCAAAGTTTGGGAATCCTTGCAATAGTCGTAAGAGAGTTTCTATATTGGCTTGTTGCATTCCATGGATAGCAGTATTATATTCTACTGGTTGGGGAAACTTTCCTGCATAAGGAACAATAGAATATTTCTCTACTGAGTTATCCATTGAATTAGTACCTTGCCCATATATACCAATTAATACCATTGAGGATTTGTCTACCAAACCCTGAGATACTGAAGCCATAGCTCTATTCACTAGAGACTCATATGATAATTCATTATCTTCTAATACATTTGTTTTTGACAGGTTTCTAGAATCCTTGGGTGTTGGGTATAATGGGTCTACTGATTTCTTGTACAGAGAATAGAACGAATTGGATTCATTCCAGAAAGCTCTGAACTGTACTGGGTTCTGTACAGGCTCTTCCAAAGGTGTATGGTAAGCAAATACAATCACATCCTCATTAGAACCCTTTGAGCCTTCAATATTAGGTATACTAATATTAGCACTATCAGAAATATAGATTGTACCATCCCTTGCTATACAACCAAAATTTGTATCTGGTCCTTCACCAGAATCTGCAGCTTTAGTCATATACCTTGAAAGGATTCTATCCTTTATTGCTTGATATGCAGGAGAAGTAGGTTCTCCATTAGGCAAGAGAGTGATTGCATTATTTACAATCGTTGCAGAACCAAATCCACAAAATGGGCCAATGCCTACTGGTGCAGCTATAGCTTCAGCTGCATCCTTAGACTTTATTATACCTTCATAATCAAAATAGGTTTTCATAATGTATCTTCGTTATTGTTATTACTCTTATATTCTTTCGATTGGTTTTTCATATCTTGGAAAGCCTCTCCTACAGCCTTGAACTTGAAGGTTATCAATTTCCAAAAGATAGACCAGATACTGTACTTCTTTTCTACACCATGTAAAGTACAGATATGATTATAAATACTATCTATTTCAAAACAGTAACATAATACCATTACCGTTATAGATACTGTTATTGGATTTAATCCGTAAGGTTCTCCGATGGCTTTACCTATTACGGCACCCAGTAAGATGTAACACAGGTAATCAATGATTTTATTAAGAGTTCTTCTCCCGGCTCTAGATTTTCTTATTTCAATCTTCTTTGCCCTACTTGCAGATATCCCAAACCAGAAGTCTGCAAGTATTAGTACAAGGGCTAATAAAATCATCCACCTCAAATCAAAGATAATGGCATAACATTCAGAAGCGAATCCAATGATACCAGTTTTAAATAATGTGTTAAAAGAGCTGCTTTCCATTTTGTTTATTCTATTTTAAGTGACCATTCTGTTCCTTCCGGAACTAATATATTAATACCTTGTTCCGAAATATCATTGGATTCCCAAGTAAGTTCTGTCTTATCAACTACATCCAACAGGTTTACTATGAATACTGCTTTAACTGCAGGATTAGCTTTCACATAGAAAGTATGTTTACCTGGTAAATTAGTAAAGAATTGATAAGGGCTTGGATGAACCACATCCGGAGCTGTCTCATATACAATATCTGAAACTTCTCCAGTATCTGAAGTACAGGTTACGATAGTAGATACTTCTTGTACATCTTTGCTTAGTTCTGCACTTACTGGATTACAAGTTAAAATATACTTAGGTATAACATCCTTAATCGTAAGGCTTACTACTGAACCTTGATAATAAAACTCATAATTACCTGCTTTATCGAAAGTGATAAGAGTGTTCGAATTATATTTCTCAGATGAACCCTCTAAGTCAATCCCAGTTATCATATTACCACCATCTCCCCAACGTAGGTAGAATTGGCAATTCTTGGATTTGGTTAATTGATAGCCTGCCTTGATATACTTTCCTGCATCTGCTTCAGCTTCAGAGTAAGGTTCTAATTCATACCAATTCTCATCCTCTTCATTCAAAGGTTCTAACCACAAGTAGGATTGAGGAGTAGGTATATAAGCAAGTACTTCTACTTCTACAGACTTACTAGCATCACCCACCGATTCAAATTTATAACTTCCAGCCTCATTAAATTGGTATTCTGTACTTCTACCATAGTAGAAATCAGGACCAACTACATAGCGATTAGTTAATTCTAAAGTACCAAGTTTTACCCAAGTACCTTGGGTATTCTTTTTGTAAATGGTCACCTCGGTATCAAAATAACTACCTAAGTTTGCACTTTCGAAAGTAGAATAATAAATACCCGATGTAACCCAAAGATTAACTGATGCAGAACCTTGAGCATTTAGGTTTAATCGTTTGTTTGATACGCCTATATCGTAGTTAATCATATAACCTAATCTGTAAGCTACTACTGTACCATGATTACTAGCATTACCTGAGTCATCTTTAGTACATCTAAATTGGAATGTACCAGTAGTAGTTGGTGCCCATCTTTGACCATTACGAACTAAAATACCTGGGTCTGAAATACATACGGCAATAAGTTGACTTGTATCTTCGTTAGGATCTGAAGAACGAATAGTTATCAAAGACTTTTCACCGTTGGTAAGATTTATATTCCGAGGTTCACAGAATACCGTATAGTTAGTAGCAATTGCCGTTACCTTTAGAGTAACCTTCTTTGCAGGAAAGTCTGCAATAACCCATTCGTAAGTACCTGCAGAAGTTATTTCCCAAACAGAACCAGAATCTTTAGTTTCATAGGTATTAAGTAACTGTACGGATACAGGTTTAATATTTCCCTGATAATTCATATTTGCAGTTACCCTTACTTTGATTACTGGATTAGTACCTGTAATTACTAAATTATCTTGGTCTGTTCCTCCTTCTACCAAGTCGGCATATATGTGATAAGATTTAGTGTAATATTCTAAACCTATATCTACATAGGTAGTTACTGAAGTATCTCCTACACTTCGAAAGTAATATCTTTGGTCACCCTTTCTTGCATAGAAAATAGAACCACTTTCATATTTCTTTGAGCTCCACTTATTCTCAGAGGGGTCATATCCAGTTACCTGATATCTTAAATCGGCATCATCGTAATCAGGAGTAACGGTTACTCTAATGGGTACTTCTGTTATATGTCCTGTTACAATCTTTGCAGGACTGATAAGAGGTTCAGCTACAATTTTATAATTGTAAGCCAAATCAAATCCATAAGCAATCTTCCCAGATACATTGTATGGTAAGAATCTATCGAATAACTTATCAATTGATTGTTTGAAAGCTTTGAACTCTGGAGTGGGGGAAGTAAACCCATGACCGCTTATAGAAATACCTACCTCTATACATTGAGCACAACCATAAATCTTATCATAGTTGTATTTGTCGTACTGAGAATAATCGGTATCATATAAGGGGTCTACCTTTTCCCATTTATCCATCTCTCCATCGGTTGGGTCTGTAATTGTACAGGTTAGCCCATACATATTAAAAAGAATTTCGAAGAACTTTCTTGAGCCACGAATCTTAAGTAATGAGATTGAATACTTTAAGATAGTTCGAATCTGTTCATCACTTAAGTTGGGAACTCCCTTGTGTTCTCCGGTTCTAGCAAATGGTAATGCTCCCAAGAACTCCCAGAGGTAATTTAAATACCTCTGCTGAGTTTTATCGATATCGATTATATCTAGAATATTATCAATATCTTTAGTTATATCTTCTTGGAAATAGTTACCACAAATTTCTAGAAATCTTTCTAATATGCCCTTACCGTCGACTTTATAAGTATCTTGCTCTTTAAATTCGAAAGGTAAGAAATCAATTAGGTTTTTAAGATTTATCATACGATTTCATTTACTTTAAGTGTTAACTGACTTGAGTCTTCGAATACCGGAATATTATAACCTGGGTCTGTATAATCCTTGTTAGGTTCTGCAATGGTTATGGTATATCTAAATCCGGATTGATAACCATTGTTCTGGATATCCAAGGCAAATACAAATCCATTTATAGTATCTCTAATCTGTGTAGTCTTACCCACTTGGCCATCATAAGAAAAGCCTCCCTTAACTGAACGTACTGTAAACTGAGTACCTGAAGAGAAAGAGATAAAGTAAGACATACTACCATTAGCCTCGTCTAATTGGAATTGACCAAGGATTAATTCCTTGTTACCATATACGGTAGTAGGCCATGGTTTAGTATAGAACTTCTTCAAGTGTAAATAATCTACTGATTCAAGATTATCTATGAGTGCATAGATATCAGAGATTCTTACGCTGCCACCAATGTCTGAGTTCTCCGGAGAATAAGCATTAAATAATGCACTAAGAATCTGTGATTGTATTTCTGAAGTTTTATAAGACTTCTTCCCAGTAACTTCTACATCCAAGATAATATTTACTTTACCTGCAGACTTAACGGTTAACCAAGTAGTAAGTGGTGAGTTCTGATGTAATACATCGTATACCTTTTGAATAAGGTTAGAATCAGCAGTAGCTCCATTATCAGGAGAAATGTATACAATCAATTTTCTACCACATTCATATTCGGCTTTAGCTTTACTAACTCCATCAACTAACTTGGCTAAGTCAATGAAATCTTGTTTAGTGATAGCAACTCCCATAGTCTTTACACTCAAAGGTATGTGTTCCTTGAGCATACTAAAATTCTCATAGGATGAACCTCCACCTGCAGCATAAGTATTAGATACTGTAGCATCAGTAACTGAAGAAGATATTACTGAAGGTACAGAAGTAATCATACCTGATTTTACATTACCGTTGATACCCGTAGTAAGGTAGAACTTAACCTCAGATATCTTGGCATTAGCTGCAGGCTTCTGTCCATATTTACCATCACCAAATAAGATATATGGATTTAAAGCTTCATCCATAGTAACCATGAAATGTTTATTGGTGGGTTTTGAATAAGCAAAGGTATTTACCAATACCCAAGATTCTCCACCAATCTTCATACTCATAGTTCCATGTTCGTAGTACTTACCATTAGGTAATGTACCCAGGGTAATAGTTACCCTTTCATCTGAAGGTATAATCATTCCATTTATCTGGCTTTCTGTATACAATTCATGTTGTACAACTGGAACTTTACAAGTAGTTACATTAGCATACCAAGTTACATCTCGGGATGATAACCATTTGTTACCGTTAGAGTCAGTGAATAAAGTTCCAGAAGGTATAGTTAATTTAGCACCAATAGAATCTCCAGATACATCTCTGGCTACTACTAAATCTACTGATGCTGCAATAGCACCTCTTGCATGATAATCTACCAAAGCTCCATGCCTAACTACTGAACTATACTTACGAGCAGTAGGTAAGAATGATTCCCTGGCCATATTATCAATGTAGTAGTGAAGAACTTCGGCAATTGCCGCAAACAGTGAAAGGATAATGATTAGTATATTTCCTTCCGAGTAATCAGTTACGAGTACATTACCATCTTTGTCTTTAATGTTCGTAAGTGATTCTATCAGCTTGGCCTTAATCTGTTGGTAAGACCTCTGATAAGGGTTGAGCCATTTGTTAGTGATTCCCATATTAATAAGAGTTTAATGAATTTTCATTTTTATCGTAAGTCAGGTACAGGTACTGACTAGTAGAAGTTTCATTAACTACATAATGAACTTCTATGTTTATTTTAGCACCTTGTCTAGAAACGGTGATACCCTTAAAGGTAATCCTTTGTTCCCATGCACCAATTGAGCTTTTAATAAACTCTTTAATAATAAAACTTAGGGCTTGTGTATTTGGCTCTTCTATACATTCCCATAGGCGATTCCCAAAGTTTTCCTGTCGAAATCGTTGTCCTATTAAATAATACATTATAGAGCTTATATTATTTCTTACCAAAGCCATATCACCATTAACGGGATACCAACCGGTTTCACCCTTTTCATTTCTCGTAAGTTGAATAGGGAATATCATACCCTTTCCAACGATGTTAGTAAGATAGTTATCCATTAGTGTATACATTTAATGTCCTCATAATCTTCTTGTTTGAAAGTAGAGAACGGTTGACTTGCTTGAGTTACGGTAGGACCTGAAGAACCTGGTCCAGTAGTTACACCAGAGTGTACATGAGAATTGAATAGAGCTCTTAGAGTTTCCAGTTCTTTAATGGTATTATTGAGTTTCTCGGTTAGTTCTTTAATATTAACTACTCCTTGATTCTCCCCCTTATTTAAGATTACTGTATCTCCAGAACCTACGCTTACATCACCTTGTGCTTGAATAGAAATGTTCCCTCTAGCAGCAAGGCCTACATCACCATTTATATAAACAGTTAGCTTTCCATTATCATCATCTAGTACCATTAAATTTCCTTCTGGAGTAATGATTCCCATTTTATTGGGACCATCCAAGGGGTCTGGTACTTGTTGTAATCCCCAACCATGATATTCCCATAGAGGTTTAGTTGGGTCTCCAAATTCGAATGTAACAAATACTATATCTCCAACTTTAGGAGCTAAGTACTTGAATCCGTTATTGATAGAACCATGTTGGCCTTTTGCATAAGCCCATGTAATGATTCCACCCATGACTTCTGGACAGCATACTTTAATACGGTTCATATGTTTCTCCGTATCATTATTATCTACCACTATGCCACGGTAGACAGAGTAGTATCTACCTAAACCTTCGATACCATCTTCTGTTAATAATTTAGCTGTTGAGTACATTATTTCTTGTTGGGTTTATATCGTTCATAAGCTTTCATTGCCCAATTAAACTCATCAAAGTTATACTTCTCTTTCATAGAGGGAGTAACCTTTGATTGGTCTGCCTTTATCACATTAGTCTTACCATATACTGCTGTACCATTTGAAGTTACTATTGTACCTTCTGTACGAACAGTACCTGCAGCAAGAGCCTGAGGGTCTTTAGCATTTATCTCATCATAATAGAACTTATTCTGTAAGAACTCTCCTGCACCTTTCTTATCGATAATCTTACCATCTTTCATATACCTTTCTACAAAGTATACTACTTCATTATAGGTAAAGTCATGTACGATATCTGAGGCATTAGAAGTGTTTTTCTTTTTCTTACCGAAATCTGTTTTAGCAGAATCCTTAGCATCATTACTTACAATGTCCTGAGTACTGAGTTGAGTCTTAGATGTAGTCTGTCCATCTCTAGCATTATTCTTAACCAAGTCTAATGTACAAAGATAACCTTGACCAGCATCCATTGAATGTTGTACTGATTTGATATACCAAAAACCTGACCACCTTTTACCTACATTCTCTAAGGAAATTACTTGAGAAGATTGTAATGAAGGTCTACCAACTACGGTCATCTGACATACCAACTTTCTTTCGGATATCTTAAGACCGCCATTAGCATTAGCATTCATTGCCCAGGTTACTTTATCTGCTCCACCATATCTACTGAATAGGTTGTGATACAGTTTATAAATAGGTACTAAGAATGGTACCTTCTTCATTCTTCGTATCTTAACCTTAGCTTTAACCTTTCGAGTCATAGTAGGTGTAGTAACCCCATCTCCAGAATATTCTACCTTATAGGTATCTGGGTATACTGTAATATATGGATTCTTTTCCATTGCAGATATACCTCTTTGAGATTGGTCATCTATCATCTTCTTCTCATAAGGATTACTTGAAAAAGTTCGGATATCTACCATGTGAGTTATGGTTCTACCTTCTGGGTCGTATTCCCGAGGGTCTACCCATTCTTCTGCAAGGTATTCCATTTTATACTCTCCAGTAAATAGGTATCTTTCGTTTTCTAGTAATTGCCTAAGATTACTTTCCAACTCTTTACCATTCTTAGAGTTCTTCAGGATTTGCTGAATAACCCTTTTCTTATCGTTAGGTAAATTGTTTACGGCAGTATTAATGGCTTCTCTATATTGCTCAGTACTTAGATTATCTAAAGCCTCCTGTTTACCAGCATTGTAAGCTACATAAGGTTTTTGAGAACCATATTCTTTCATTGCAGCATTATACTTCTGAGCTTTAGCTCCATACCTTTGTTCTGCTTCCATCTCAGCAGCAATATTAGTAGTAGGATGACTACGATAATCTTCGTAAGGTACACTACCATAATTTACTACCATGGTATTATCTACCTGAGCCACAAAAGGTTTTAGTAAAGTTACTTCTTCCTTTTCTTTCTCTGGCTCGGTAATATCAGTTGAACCTATAATTAAACCTTTATCTTCTGGGTCTAAGGCTTGAGTTAATTGAGCCTTTGCCCTTTTAGTTACTTTCTGAGTACTGAAGGATACTCTAAGTACTTCTCCATTCTCTGATTGATAAATGTAATTGTATTCTGGTTCTTCCTGAAACTTACGGTTGTGTATGTATATTACACCATCCCGAGAATCTATATACCAAGGACCATTTGCATACCCTTTCATCTTTTGTTCTAATTGAACTAAGATGTTGTTCCCTATTAAACCTAAGTCACTATCTATCAGAGACTTCAAATCACTGGGCATAGCTACTTTAGCTATTCCACTAAACCGGTTAGCGTAAAGTATCTTTCCAGTAGTAGTTCGACTTTGTTCTGTCGGGACCTGTAGTGACTCGTAAACTTTATTACTTATTACTTGTTTAGCCATTACTGAAATATTTCTATGATTACGCCTATATCATTGTTACACCCATTATCTAAGAAATTAGATAAACTGTGTTCCGATAAATCCGAATGAGTATAAGGTGGTTGGAATCTTAAATCCCCAACTGTATCTATACACTTAATCGTCACATGAGTACCAGTAGAATCAAATACACAATCCAAATCTCTAACCTTAATACTTCGTACTGGGCTAGAGATAAATTGACCATCAGGATATATGTATCCCCACTGAAGATAAATAATTGAGCTTTCCTGGAGGTCTTGGATATCTACAGTATCTGGGTCTCCAGTATCAAATGTAATGGTAGCTAAGTTCTCTTTCTCCTCATCATATTTGTAGCTCCAATTACTTATATAAGCGCCAAGAGGTATGCCAGTAATGGGATTCATTATAGGCATACCTCCAGAATTGAACAGAGCCATGTAAGGTGTTGCTGTTCCATTATAAAATATTGGTTGATTGGGTTTTCTAGTTGCCGCCATACATAGGTATTCTTAAAATTTGATAAGGTTCTAATTCCTGAAAAGGGTTCAAGATATTATTAGCTTCAGCAATCAAATACCATTTACCAGAATCACCATAATAACGATGAGCAATGTTTTGTAAGGTTTCTCCATCCAATATTGTATGTTGCTTATCATTATCGGTGTAAGGAACACTTGGGGGAGTTACCTCTAAAGAGTAATCTCCGTTATCGTACTTAAGAGCAATAGCTCCATCATAGGGACTTGCTCCTGTCATGTATTGATTTAAGTCTATCATATCTGTATCCCTTTCGTATTCTTTAAGTCATCTTCGGTTACAATATCTTGGTAAGATAAGTTATAAGCACTTACCCTTTTGAAGATTAATTCTTGGGTTGCAGCTGCAGGCAATAACTTTAAATCCTCAATAGTACATGACTTACCTGCTACTCGAGTCCTTGAAGCATTTCTAAAATTGTTCAAGGTATAAGTTGCAGATGTAAGGATATACTGATGATTATCAAATATACCAGAACTACCCCATTCGATTTTTAAAATCGGGGGACTTGCTTGGTAAGAGTTTGCCTTAGTCCACATTTCCAATAATCGGCATTTAGTAATTACCTCTTTTGGATTATCTGGGTCATTACAGAACCAAGATACATTGAATTGAATTATATCTTCACTACCAGTATAATGGTACATGGGAGTATTACGTCCCATTGATTTAATCGTTGCCCAAGTAGTTTCTCCTCGGAAATCAATTGAAGGTGGTCTGTTCTGAAGAGTGATATATTGATATGGGCTAGCTGTAAGATTATAAATCACTACCTGATTCATGTTTCTTACTTCTGGCATTACCAAGAAGAGTTCTTTATTCTTCATAACATTCTGGCCTTTAGCCGGGTCCATTTCTTCGTATCCAAATGGAACTCCACCTTCTATTTGATGTTTTAATTCCATTCGATATTGAGCCTGAATCCTTTGATTTAACTTAGGATTCTTTGAATTAGCTCTGGGTCCGAATGGGTTATTTGGGTCATATACTTTACCCTTATCTGCAGTATCTTTAGGCAAGGTTGAAGTTGCCCTATTGAGATAGATTCTGGCCCTCCAAAGTTTATTTAAAGGACCAGTAAGAACTCCTGCAGAATCTCTGGTAAGGTCATTGTATTTTTCAACAACCCCACCTGCTATCCGATTTAATATTCTTGCCATGATTGTTTAGTTTAATCCCAATGATATACCAGTAAAATCTTGTTGGCCACCAGGAGCAAAGTCTCCAGCTTCATTTCCATCTACTGATATATTAATTCTTGAATCCTTAAATCCATCTCTGATTGCACTCCTAACGGCATCAACAAAAGCTTGTTGATTTCTATCCTGAATGGAAGCTTTAGTTTCTTCAGAGGTTAAAGCCGCAGTATTCTTATCCACAGAATTTGTAAGACCACCGATTACTTCGATTAATGCAGGAATAGCTATAGAAGCTAGTAGTCCCCAAGGCCCACCTAAGAATCCTAAAAGTCTACCACCAAGTAATCTAGCACCAAATCCCATAGCACCTTTCTTAGCAATCTGTTGGCCTGCTGTTTTAGTTACTGTAGAACCTACTGCTGCACCAACACCAGCACCTGCTAATGTACTCATTGAAGTAAATCTTCCCTGGACATCTCTAGCTACTACTGTACCTTTCCGAGTTCTACCAACAGTACCTCCCATGGGTAATGCAAAGAATTTACCTGGAGCCATTTGCATAGCAGTCATTCTCATCATCATTGCTGAGATATTTCTCATGTGACCTTCAAGGATTGAGGCTTGAACATTAGTTCTTACCATACCTTCTGCCATACCATTAGTCTCTGTAGTTGCTAAAGCTTGGAAAGTACTTATCATTCGAATGGTACCTTGAATAAATTTAAAGCCTTGATATATTGTACCTATTACTGCTCCAGTTGCAACTACCTTTACCAAGAACTTACCTGCCCAAGTTTCTTGCATACTGTTAATAATTCCCAGGATACGAGAACCAAGTTTTAATACTGGGTTAAATACTTCGGCAAGAGTTGAGCCTGCAGTTACAATAAAGTTCTCCCAGTTTGATTTAAACTGTTCAATAATACCTGCAGGAGTTTGTAATCTTTCTTGAGTTAAGTTTTCTACAGTACCGCTTGCAGCTCCAACCTTATCCATAAGTTCTGTAAGCTTGTTAGCTCCAGTCCAATAATCTTGAAGTAAAGCTGAAGCAGCTCTTGTACCTCGAACTCCAAAGATGTTGAATAGAGCAGAGGAAATATCTATACCTCGTTTACCTCTAAGCTTATCACCTAAGATAGTTATAATCTTATCTAATCTCAAAAGATTACCAGAGGCATCTACTAGAGAAGCGGGGTCTATACCTAAAGATTTTAACATCTCACTACCTCCTCTTTTCTGCCCGGTTACGGAAAGTGTTAAATAGCGCATCATGTTTGCTAATGCAGTACCAGCTGATGAAGCTTGGATACCTTGATTACCAAGTACTCCGATGGCTGCAGCTGCATCGCCCATACTAATTTTAGCATTTCTAAATTCGGCCCCTGAATATTGGAAAGATTGTGCAAGGTCGGTTAAAGATATATTTGCAGAATTTACTGCAGTTGCCAATTGGTCTACTACCTGAGTAGCATTTTGAGAGGGCATATTGAAGGTCTGCATGATGTTAGTCATCAAGTCAGCAACCCCTCCTTTTCCTCCAAGTGGCATACTGAAGATAGAAGCTAGCTTAGCTGCAGGGTCAATCATTTTTTCGATTTGCTCTACATTGTTACCAGCCATTGCCAAGTATCTTTCTGCCGATGCAATATCGGCAGCAGTAAGAGGAGTTACCTCATTGACTTCTTTGGCTACTTGCATTAGCCTTGCCTGTTGAGCAGCATTAGCTCCAGACATTTTAGAAGCTAAGAATACTTGGTCGTATACTCCTGCAGAATATTGGTAGGCCCTTGCCATACCTCCAACCAATTCTTTTCCAAACTCAAAAGCATTAGAGGTTGACATTTGAATACCTCGATTCCAGGTATTCATATCGTTCATCATTGTTCTAAATGAGTTCGATATTCTGCCAGCCTCATTAGAGAATCGGTCTCTTAATACCATTGCAACACCGACCTCGACTAAGCTTCTTCTGTCTATCATTTTCTAGTTTTCTTTTTTAAGTTTTCATAATACTCATCGGCTATATCCTTAAATCTTTTCCTTTCTCGATACGGAAGACGCAAAAAGCTGAGATAGTCAATGGCTACCTCAGCTCTACATATATAAGTGAATGTACCTGGGTGGTCTACGCTTCCGTCAGGTAGAAAAAAGTCGGTGAAAGCATTATAGGATATTTATCAATTCTTCCAGGTATACTTGGATGTTCTACATCGGTGTTACCATCGAAGACTGGGTCATATTCAAAGATTGTTTTACGAATCTCTGCAATGTCTCTTACTGAAAATAAATGGAAGCTTTCTACCTTTTCCCATTTACCATCAATTTGAAGATGTAGGTTCCTTGCAACTAATGCAGCATTACGAGTTTGTTTTTCTACCGGCAAAGTAACCAACATCCTCTCTCCTGCACCCGTAAGTAAATCGAACTTAACTACCTTGCCTGAAGAAAGAGTTACTTCATAATCGGTAAGTTTACCTTGTTCAGGATAGTAGGGAATGGCATTGGGTTTCTCTGCTAATTCCTTTTCTGAAGGTAAGGTTCCGTAGTTTTCAAAAAGCATTTCGCTTAAGGATTGACCATAAACTTGTTTACCTCCTTCTTGGCCCCAATCATATTCAAATTCTACTTCATCACCAAGTGAGAAGATTCTTGATTGGAATAAGATACAGTATCTGTCATTCAAAGGGATACGGTCTGCATCCTCTACCGTTAATCTACGATTAGGAGTAAAGTCGGTATCAACTACAATTGCCTGAATGAACTTAGTAAGGTTCATAAGGTTTCTTACATCCATAGGATTAGATAAGATATCCTCATCTGCACCATTCTGTTCCCTGATTGAGAATTTATAACCTGATGGGGTTATAAACTCATGTGTTCTACAATTTAATTCCATGTTAAATAAGTTATTTGGTTATACTTTAGTTCATAGTGTTCGCTGTAACAATAAGAAAGGGGTGAGCCCTTTCTAGGAATCCCACCCCTCCCACCTAAAAATCTTAGTGAAAATAGACTAAGCGTTTTTAATACTTATCTACAGTACCTACTGAGAATTCGATACTTTCGATAGTGTTTTCTGAAGCCATTCTGTCCAGGTCTAATCCTGTAATCTTACATGGCCATACCTCTTCGAAGAGGTGGGTGTTAAGTACGGAAACTCCATCTTCAGCAAGTTCATTTACGATTACATTTTCCCAGTATTGGCTTGGTACCAAACCTCCACCAGCAATCATATCTTGGCATGAATAAAGCCAATCATGAAGCCATGTATCTGAACCTGCAGTAGTCTGCAATTTACCAACTACTAAGTTACCTACTGTAACTCTACCGGCAGTCTTAACGTCCCGGTTAACGTCCCCATGAGATACCTGGTCAATCTCTACATCTGGCAAAGTACAAGTTTGGAACAGATAGGTATTGATTGGGTGCTTAGGGAATGTGATACTCCAAAGGAATTTCTTTCTTGGATTCTTTACTTTTGCTCCCATTGTTTCTTAATTTTATTCATTAATATCCTGAATAGATACGGACTTAGATGCCTGGTCAATATAGATGCCCATAGTGATTTCTTGCATCGGAACGATATCCTTGAATTTCAGGATTGCTTTGTATTTACCTTGACGAACATCGGCTTCATTGTTAACCGATAAGTCATTGTACGAGTTAGCGTCTTGGTCACCCATCCAGGTGTATTCAGACATGGCATCTTCATCTACCAAGTTATCCAGCATTGGTTTAACTTCTAGATAAATCTTATTCCAAGTGTTCCAGATATTTGGTTCTTCCAAATACTTTTCTAGAATAGGTCTAAGATTCTTTTTGAGATACAGATTCAATCTTACAATTGCAAGGAATCTTTCTGAATCCTGTTTTACCTGAGAAGAAAAACAATGCCACAGCAAAGTTTGTTTACCTTGGTTAGGAACATCTTTGATACAGATTATATTTGCATAATTCTGTGCTAACTCATTGAGTTCCTTAGTTCTTGAAGGAGAACCATAATTTGGGCATACTGGACCATTACCATCATAGATAATGCCCCGATTCATACCAGCAAATGATTTCCAAGGTCCAAACTGAGAAGCAGAAGCATCTCCTAATCCTGCAATGGTACCAAGAACATCTGAATCTACCAAGTTACCGTCGGCATTATAGTATTTAATACCACCACCAAAGTAAGCAACATACTTACTGTTACCTACAGTACCAAGGCAAGTCTGAATCCAAGTGATGATTGATTTCAAGTCTCTTGGTTGGTCACCTTGAGTATAGTGAGTAGTATATTTTGGTACTTCAATGTAGTAGGTATATTCTTGCAGTTCTTTAACCATATCTACTGCAGCCTTGTGTACTTTAAGTACATCAGCGGATGCTTCAAGATGTTGGTCAATGTGTGAACAGAAGATTTGATATACATCTACATAATCCTTAACGAATTCCAGAGAAGCAATCCATTCGTCTGCCGTAGGAGTACTACCGGCACTACCAATTGTACCATTCAATTTTACTCCATCGGCAGTGATAGCAGCACCATTGAGTTTAATATCAATTGGGTTTCTTGTCCCATCTACATCATCAGTTAACCATTTGATGAAGTTGTTCCAAGATTTGATGTTCTCTGTCTTTTCAGTTAATACCGGAACGATATATTCTGAGTTCTTTGCAAATGCACTCAGAGCAAGGTAATCTACAGAAGTATCATTGTTATCATCTGCAGTTTTGTAGGTTACTACTGGACCTTGTTCAAGTACCTGGCCATTAGCACTAATTACTTGATAGTAAACCGTGTTAGCCTGTTTGTAAATATTCACAGAGAAAGTTTCAGCACTACCAACTGGGTCTCCATATCCTTTAGTTACCAAACCAAAGCCAACAGCAACTGAACCAGAAGTAAACTTGAAAAGAGTAGAAGCCGTGGGTTCCTCTGGAGTTGCAGAAGCTACTACCGGAGAACCGTCTTCAGCAGCCTTAGGAGCAGATGCAGCTTTAGCTCTTGTTGCAGCAGATACTACACCTTTGGTTGCACCCTTACCAAGTACACGAATAATACGAAGCTTAGAACCACCATTGAAAGCATTTTCGATGTTTGATACAGAACCATCTGGTACTATCTCAGAACCAAAGACTCTTTGGAATTGAGAGAAAGATTGGATAAGTTCTGATGGGTCATCATATGGACCTTTAGTAGTTCTAGCCAATACACATGAAACTCCTAACATAGGAGTAGTTTGAAGAACGTTCTCGTTCTTAAACTCGAAATTTACAGATGGTGAATTAGGCATATTTATACTAATTAAGTTAATTACTCATTTATTTAATACCCTCTAGTATTGAGCTATTTTACGTTAAGGTTAAGTAAATCGGATTCTGGCTTTTCGGTTAGTCCAATCAATACTGAGATGTCTTGAATTGGTACAAGTTCGCCTTCTTCAGCAAGCTTCTCAGGTAATATACCATCCTTACAAGTATACTGATATACTTTTTCAAGTAGACCATGACTCTCGTCTGGGTGGTCATAGTAATTACCTATTTCGATAAATAGGTTTCCTGTTGGTGCTACCCGACCATCTTCCCATTCTTCTAAGTTATTATAATAAGGTCTTACATATCCTCGAGAAGGTAATGCTTCATACATAATACTATGAAGTAACCTCATATCGGTTTGAGTATTAGATACCAGGTGAATATCTAGAGTTATATCCTTCGTTTCATAAGGAAATTCAGATGCTTGGTAATTCCCACCTTCTAGCTTATCACCAATGATATATTTGTTAACACCTATATCACCATTATAGAATCCTTGCAGTTCAATGGTAATTCTAGGGCATGTCTTTGCACCCTTAACCTGATTATTACCTATACCAAATATAGGAATGAATTTAGGCATAGCATCTTTATCTGCCTGGAATCTCTTTTCATTCTCCTGTGATAAAGGTAAGTAATCTTCGGGGTTAAGAGTTAAACCTTTCTTAAGTGCTGTTTGTAATAGGCAAATATAAAAGGTTCTTTCTACGATTTCTTCTGTATTTACCATATTATATAAGTTGAATCATTAGCAGGGTATTCATAGTATAAGTACCACCATCACTAAATACGCATTCCCAATTTATGGATGTAGCATTGAAAAAGATACCTGCATCTTTCCTCATATGACAGGTAGCACTAAAACTACCCTGGTAAGTATTAGCTATACTACCATAGTTACTAAACCATGTATAGGTATTAATACCACTACCACCATTGTTTGAACTTTTAGTTTCACCAATTGAAGGTATTTTAAATCCCATAAGCTCCTCTGAAACTTGGGTTCCTTCGATTAGCTTAGCTCTATAACCAGTCATGGTAAAACCTGCTGAACCTTCCCAAGCATTAGGACCTTGGTCTTTAGGTACACTCAGATTAATATTGGGAGGGTCTACACGATATATATAAGATATTTCTCCAGCTGTCTGAGTTACCGTTACAGTTTTAGTTAAACCACCCACTTGCTTGATAGTTAGAGTTCCACTAAGAAGCTGTTCCGTATGATTCTTAGAAGTAATGGATACCTCTAGAGTCTTTTCTTCATTATCAGTAAATCTTAGTCCAGCAGTAAATGGAGGTTCCTCTAGGAATTCTGCTGTAACTTCTACATTTTCCCAATCTCCTTGGGGTGTACCATTAATCATTTCCCTACGTTGAGAAGTGATTGCCAAAGTATCAGAGCCACCCTTACCCAATATGTTTATGGCTTCCTTATCTACTTCTAATTTGTATTCGTAGTTAAGGCTGCCTTTCTTTTGAATAAGATTTACAGTCTTAGGTACTCCATTAACTGTAATGGTAAGGATGGCTTTCTTATCTGCTTCTGTATCATTCACTTTTAACGGATGTACCATTACAAGTGCAGGACCAGTACCAGATGTTTTATCTGCTTCAAAATCTGCCATTACTTTGTATATTTTCTAAGTTCTTTTCTTAATTGATTTCGTATCTCTTTCTCTAAAACTACATTTCCACCTGCTGCCTCGAAAGCAGGTTTCCATAAAGGACGAGGTGGAAGATTACCATCTCTACTACCATACTCCAACATGATAGCAATTTGGTTAAGTGTTTTTCGAGAAGTTCTACCAGAGTATGTTATCTTCCTTAATCCTGGAGGAAGACCAACAAAGGTTCTATCTTTCTGAGTTACCATTGTAACTGACCTTGCATATTGACCAGTAAGGTTTAATAAAGTATGTGCTCCATACTTCTTAAGTGTAGCAGTAGCATGAGGAGGCCAAGAAACTTTGGAACCAGGTGGAGGTAGACCATTATTTAAACTACGCCTTACTATACGAAGAAGTTGATTGCCAAACTTTCTAGTACCTAACTCGTATCCGAGCTTCATGATACTTGGAGTCTTGGCAATCAACCTCTCAGCCTGACGTTGTTTAACAGGGTCTACATAAATCTGAATATCACATAGATTATTCGAGAGGTTTATGTTAACCTTTCTGCTTGCCATCTTTATTCTTATTTAATCCCAACTCACTGGCAATCTTCATAAGAATATCTTGTTGCATGGATAACTTCTCTGCTACTTCGGTTTTAAAAGCCTCGAACTCTTCTTGCTTATAAGCCGGAGCTGGTTGTTGTTGAGGAGTTAGCATACCCTCGATAGTATGAAAAATATTATCGCATTCAGTAACTATTGCCTCATATTTATCTCGATTGTTGAGAATATTTACAGCATTAGTTCTTTGGATATTTACTTCGTTTACGATATTGCGTAAGTCAGTAGTGTAATAAACATTATTATGAATACCTTCTGCAGCATCTGTAGGAAGGTATATTGTCAAAGAGGATACAGAATCTTGAATAACGATTTCTGTATTTGCGGCAAAGCTTCCATCTGGGCCAGTGGCTCTAGGTTTGCTTTCACCTACTTTTAATACTTGGGCCTTATCAAAGATTGGATACCCAGAACGTCTGTCTCTCTCTAAGGTGTATATAGTATCACCTTTCTGCAATTTAGAAAAAATCAAATCTTCCATGTTCATCTTTTATTAATTAAGTTTAAACCAAATGATACTGCACCTGGATTCCTTTGCATAAAGTCTACCAGGTTTAAGAATTGATAGTATCCAAATTGGTCAATGAGTGACTGTGCTTTATTTGCTACTTCCTTTGCTATCTCTGCATTGGGAGCAGGCAATGTAAGTTGAATAGTAAAATCTTTTAGTTGATTTCCATTGGTTAGTTCTTTCTTAATCTCTTCACTTTCCCTATCGTTTTATCTTTAGGTGGGTATAAACGAAAAAAAGGGGTACACCTATGTAAGATGCACTCCTTCCTAATCTGGCTTACGTAATGACGACGGTCATTATTAAGCCGGGGTTGTGGATGTAGTCTTAAGAGCTGCAACTACTGACTGGATAATGTTCTGGTCTCTCTGAGCATCTACTACTCTGTTGAGACGGGCAATTTCCTGGTCTTTAGCAGTGTTCTCGATAAGACACTTGATTTCCTGTTGGCCATTCTTGAGGTCACAGCAGCAACGTTCAAGTTGAAGAGCCAATTCGGACTTCACTTCTTTAATCAAACCTTTAGTTTCGCAGCAGCAATTCTGTTGTTCATGTTCCATATGGCAAAGACGGTCCATAACACGATTGAAGCCTGCTCCCATTTGGTCACGAGAATCCCGGATATCGGAATTGGTTTTGTATCCCAAATCACAAAGTCCTCTTTCCGTTGTGAAACGATTGTTAAGGATTTCTCTACCAACACCAGCAACATCTTTTGCAACTCCGCTGATTTCCTGAGTTACTCCTCTAGCAGCATCAGAAATATCTTTATAGATACCTGCCTTTGCTTCCTGAACAGTAGACTCTACTTTCTGAATGTCAGCTTTAGTGTCATTGATTTTGTCCCATACAGAAACTGCAGCAGCACCAAAGCCACCACCTACCAATGCACCACCGACTGCACCCCAACCGGAGCCCCAGCCTGAATTGCGTCCATTACAACAGCAACCATCATTACAACCGCGGTCAGCGACGATTACGCCCTCACCACCAGATTTAACTTCTACTCCCCATAATTTTTGAGTTTTAAGTTGTTAAACATAAAGTTAATTTTTAAAGTTATTCGTATATGGCCATATACATTAATAATGCTATAGTATCGTATTATCAAGGATTAAGTGAAATATCTATGATACACATCACAAAGTAATATGGGTAACTTAGTCGGGTCTTTAGGGGTTAAAGTTAAATTACCAATTAAAGTCCCAATGGGGAAAACAGCAGTATTCTTTTTTATTATATCTAAACGAATACCATCATCATTATCTCCATCACTTGATAGCATACTGATATTTACTGTAAAACTAGCAGGAACATTGGCATTAGGATATAATTCCCAGTGATATTCGTAATCAGTAGTTTGATTTGGGTCATTACTAATGGTTACAGGCCTACCGCTTTTACTAAATCTTAAGTTACTTAATTCTACTTGTTGAGTATAAGTACTACTATCCGTACCTGCTACAGATATATTAACTTCAATAGTAATGGCATCTTGAGCTAAAGTACCTAAGCCATAAAAATTACCTGCTTGAACCTTAATATTCCCTAAAAATTGTTCATCCTTAACAGTGCTTAATTGGATAGCTCTAGGTCCATTATTATTTACCCTTCCCCCTAAATAACCTTCATCCATGGGGTCTTGGCTAACATAGGCATATAAAGCTTGATTACCGTTACCAGGTTGTTCAAATCTAACTTGCAGATTTCTTGCAGAGTCTCCTTCGTTATTGGTTAGTGCCCTGAAAGCCCAGTTATAGGAGTTATCTGAGTTCTGTCCATTATCAATAACTTGCAACCAATCTTCAGATGGTGGTATGAACGTAGGCTTAATATATTTCTTGGCAAACTCTACACCATCTCTTCGTAAGCTGGCATAAGATATAATATCCCTACTACCAGCACTACTACCGTATATATCGCCATCTAGAGTAATATTAGTAAGGGTACTTCCTTCTTGTTTCCAACCGAATTCAAAAACTCTAGTATAAGGTACTGGATTTACCAATAAGGTAATGGTAGGTACTGTTCCTACCTCTTTACCGTTAATTACAACTTTAGGATTATATAAAGTTATGGTATGAGTACGTGGATATTCTGATAAGTTCTGTACAGAATTACTAATACCTATAAAGGCATTTTCAGAATCCGATTGTAGAGTAGCAGATACCTGACCACTTGGTGAAGCTATTGCCGAGTTATTTTCAGCTATGGTTCTAGAATCCCAAGAAGTAGGAGTACCTTCTACTCCATTGATAGAAGTATATTCTAGTATGTGTAAATCCATTCTTACAGAATTTTCCATACCAGTAGTACCCTCTAATTCAACTTCAGTTACATTCTCTTCTACTGTACCATTACTATAGTTTGCAGTCCAAGATATTTCATACCTTGTAGAGATTGTTGCAGCATCTTGAGTAAATGCCCAACCATTCTCTACTTCGGCAGCACCATTATAAAACATTACACTACCAGACCGAGTTTGATTAGTAGTATTTTCTTTTACAGAAACCTCAAAATCATATTCATAATTGGTAGGATTACCACCAATTAAATCTACAGAAGCCCAATCGGTAACGGTAGAATCCAAATCAAAATCAGGTTGAACAGCAACTTTACTCGTTACTTTACCATTGATTAAGGTTTCCCTATAAGATTGAAGTGTAACAGTTATACTCTGAGCTAAAGCCGAAAACATTCCATCTGGAATTGGTTCTACATAATTGATATAATCCCTAGTAGTAATACTTGCAGCTTGTTGTTCAACTGTCAAAGTTATCGAAGTATCACTACTACCAGTTTGAAATATAACGATATCTGCACTTCTTTGACTAGTAGTTGTATTCTCATCTACGGTTACTATGAGTGTATTAGATTGCTCTTCTACATGAATCCAACTTGGAGAACCCGGTATAGACGTAGTCCAAGTAGTATCTTCACTTTGACTTGTAACAGAACCGTTAACAATCTTATACCTTTTACTACTTATGGTAAAAGAGTAAGTACCACTAGGCTTAGCAGGCACTTGTTGATTTAAATCTTGAGTACCGTTATTTACCTTTAGTTCATAAGACCAAGCAACACTAGCACCTGCTTGAGTAGTTGCCATATCTAATTCCTTGCTACCATAGGTTAAAGTAAGACTTGCTCTACGAGAAGATTCAGAAGTATTCTCCGATAGAGTAATTCCTATATTATAACCATCTCCGGAAGCTTTGGTAATTTCTACATTAGTAATGTACGAAGATTTGGATTTTAGAGTTGGTGTAACATTATGCCAAGTAGAATCCTTACCATTAATTACATCATAATACCCTGACTTAACTATACCAAAAATAATTCCTCCTACAGCAGGTGAATCACCAAAATTGCCTATTACCTCAAGTACGCTCCTTGTAGATACAGTACCTGCTGCCTGATTACAAGTAATAGTTACAGTTTTACCTGAACCTACTTGTTCGTATACTACAGTACCAGTTCTTGCTTGGGTTGTGGTATTCTCTTTCATGGTAATAGCCACAGCAGCAGTAGCACTTTGTATTTCAGCAGAAGTAGATTTAACTTGGATATTAACACCTTCAGGTGAACCTTCTACTAAAGAACCATTAATATATTTTTCACGATAACTACTAATTGTCCCAGATTTGGTTGTACCTAAGGCATCAAAGTTTAACGTTGGAGTAGAAGTAGTTAATGTATATCTCCATTCTACTAGATATGCACTTTGAGTTACCGTAACTTCTTTATAAACGGTATCCATAGTTGCCCTTACTACTACGCTTCTTTGATTTGCAGTGGTATTCTCGGCTACAGTTAAAGTAGTACCAGATAAACTGAACCCAGTTGATGGTGTTGGTATACTCAAAGTAGGAGTACCAGTTGCATTTGCTGCAGCACTTGTTGCTCCTGAAGACCAATGATTAGTTCTGCTTGCACTTGCACTTGCCGTTATTTGTGATGTACCACCTTTCTCAGTAAATGTACTGGGATTAGCAGAAATAGAAACTACCCATGCACCTTGAGTTGTATTCTCGATTCGATTCTGAGCTTGGTAAATATCAATTGAGGCACTACCTGATTTACCATTAAGAGTAACGGTTAAGGTTCGGCTTCCCAACTTAGTTCTTGCCTTTGTTGTTGTGCCAAGATTAGAACCTGATATGTTATCAGACCATACTACTGAAGCTCCAGAGTTAATGGTACCACCATCATTGGTTTTACCATTCCATCCCCAAAGTTGAGAATAGGTATAAGTAGGTGTAGCTGCAGTTCCTCCTGATGCAGGGATATCTGTAATGTTTCCCAGATATACTGTTGGTGTACCATAGGTTTTTACACCAGCTGCCTGAGACAAAACTGGTGTTAGTTTCTTACCGGATTCTGCCTGAGTAAGAGTATCAGTATAAGAACGAGAACTTTCAGACTTATTTTCTAAAGCTTCGTAATACCCACTCTCTACTGAAAGCCATGATGGTAAACTAGGCCTTGAATAATCAACATTTACTGGACTACCCACAGCTTTACCATTTATATACTTTTGCTTATTCGAAGTAATAGTTAATTCCGTAGGTGTACCTTTACCACCTATAGCATTAAATACTAATGAATTATTCTTACTTGTAAAAGTATATTCCCAAGTTTCAACTCCTGCATCCTGAGTAAATTGAACTGTTATCTGTTTACCTGACTCATTCTGAGTAAAGGTTAAACTTGCAGAACGTTGATTTAGAGTTGTATTTCCTGAAGCTTTATAACCTTCATCATAAACAATCCAGTCCGGATAAGCAGATTGGGTATAACCCACAGAAATAGTATCTCCGATAGCTACTCCATCTATCTGTTTTTGTTTAGTAGTACCTAAACCAAACCACCGAGGAGTAGGATACCCTCCCAAAGCTGGGAAGTTTAAAACTGTGTCTACTACAGTAAAAGCATATCTATAGGTTACCTTATGAATATCAGAAAGTTGTACGGTTTCATTGTTTCCATAGGAACTGGCATTGGATATTTCCAAGCCAACGTAATTTTCTCCCGTTCCTGTAGGAGAGAGTGCCAACAATTCAGCCTTGGTAGGGCATTCGTTTGAATCCTTACCAAGGCCTACTTTAGTTTTGACAGCACTCCATGTTGCTATCTCACCCATATTAATCTAAGTTTGTGAACAAAAGTTTTTCTCTTAATTCATCAATCTCGGCTTTCAGAAGTTTGATACCTTCGATTGCCAATACTGACATCTTAGAATAATCTACCTCTTTAACCAGGATATAGGTTTCTCCATCTTTTTCTACCTTTTCGAATTCCTCGGGATTAGGAACTGATTCAGGTTTTACCGTATTCTCAGATACTAATTCAGGGAAATGTTTTTCAATAGATTGAGCAATAGTACCAATATCATGAGTACCTCTAATGAGGAATGAATCAGTAGGGATAGAGCAGATTTCATCAAGAGTATGTTCCAGAGGTTTGATGAAAGTTTTAAGTCTTTCATCGGATTCTTTCCATAATCCAGATGGAGCAGATACCTTCTTAAATACAATCTCAGATGTAGTTCCCATTCCCAATTGGTCTCGGGTTACATTATGAGGATTACTCTTATTTTGGATATGAGTATTAAGATTAGTTTGAGCATTGGTACCTGCAGCTTTAGCATCTGCAATTGCCGTAGCCTGGGCAGTAGATACAGGTTTATCTGCATCCGATGTATTGTTAACATTAGCCAATCCTACTTGAGCTTTGGTTACTCCATGAGGATTAGATTTGTTAGCAATATGCAAATCTACCTTTTCATTTACATCAATATCTGCCTGAGCTCTAGTTGCAGCTTCATCAGTGATTAACTTCTCTATTCGAGTAATTTCTCCCTTACGGTCATTAACCTCTTTAGTGATATTACCCTGAAGAGTTGCATCTGCTGTTTCCAGTTCTGTTTTAGCATCTGCAATTGCCTTTTCCAGAGTAGTCTTCAGAGTAGCATCTGCATTGGTACGGTCTGTAACTTCCTTAGTGATACTTGCCTGAAGTGCATCCTTAGCAACCTTGATAGCAGCATTTCTATCCAATACCTCTTGAGCAATATCATCGGCCAATTCTCCTCTGATTGCCTCATCGGCAGCAGTTCTTGCAGCAACCTCATCTGAGATTTGTTTTGGTAAGGTAGTATCAAGTTTTACCTTATCTGCTGCAGACATAACTCCGGCTCTCGAAGTAGTGGCCTTTGGGAACTGAATCGACTTAGGTTCACTTACAGGATTTTCTTCATATTGTAAACCCTCTTCTAAGGTAGATTGTTTTTTACGGTAATAAGGTAACTTAAATAAAAATATTTCTGGTCCAGACTCGGTAATTATACCATCAAGAGAGATAAGTTTATTTGGTAAACTCTCTATAGCTTCTCGGTTAGCTTTACCCTTAGCTCCATCATAAGCAGTACCAGTTATTTCACCAATGATTAAACCTCCGGAAACAATCTGTACCCAAGTAGTACCTGACCAACGGAATTGATATCCAGGATGGTCTGGAGTAATATCATTATAAGATTTTCCTCCCTCTCCAACTACTGCAGTAGTATGGTCTTCATCGGTATACAGTTTGATGTTAGTTACCTCATTTGTAGCTGATACATCATAGGTAGCATATACATCGATTACATCATCTACATAGGATGGCAATTGATTTGCAGGTACCTTCCCATTCTCATCCAAAGATGCTAAACCATTAGCCTGAGACTTAGTTGCCTTGAAAGCATTCAGTGCAGCAAGTACATCATTGATATCTTCAGTGAGTTCTGTTTTCAGTGCAGTATCAGCTGCAGTTCTATCGGATATCTCCTTATCAATCTTGGTGTTTAAGGTATTATCAGCTGTTGTACGGTCTGATACCTCTTTATTGATTGCTGCGGTGAGTTCTTTTTTCAGAGCCGTGTCTGCAGCTTTACGGTCTGATACCTCTTTATTGATTGCCGTAGTAAGCTTGGTATCCAATGCCTCATCTGCTGCAATACGAGCGGCTTCTTCTGCATCAATATTACCTTGAAGCTCAGTTTTAGCAGTATTGATATTACCGTTAAGTTCATTCTTTAATGCAGTATCAGCTGCAGTTCTATCCTGAACTTCTTTATCTACTTTAGCTTCAATACGAGCTAACTCAGCACCATCATCATCCGAAGAAGACTTAATCTGATTATCCAACGCTTTAACTGCCGATATAAGGTTCTCTGAACCAGCCAGGTAATTAGTATCATCAAGTCCGGGTAATCCCAAACTGTCCGTAAGACCAACAGCAGTTTTTACTTTGTTAATCTTAGTATCAGTTTCTGACTTATCTACATTGATACGTTTTTGAACTTTACCGAAAGCCTGAGAGGTAGTATCTGTAGCCTTGATTGCCAAGTCTGCAACAGTAGTGCCTTCATTTTCAGAATAACCGTCCAATTTAATATCGGTACCATTAAGTACTGGGTTTGAATCCAAACGATGAGTATTAATGGTATGTGCATTGGTTGCATCGATATTATCCTGCAAAGTTTTATCGGCAGCTTTACGAGCAGTCTCCTCAGCAGTGATGTTCGTCTGTAACTGGGTATCGGCAGCTTCCCTTGCATCTTCCTCATCATCAATACGAGTACCAAGAGCATTGTCGGCATTGGTACGGTCTTGGATTTCTTTATCTATCCTTACACCCAATGCAGTATCGGCTTCTGTACGGGCAGTTTCCTCTGCATCGATATTATCCTGCAAAGTTTTATCGGCAGCTTTTCTTTCGGCAATTTCAGTATCAATACGAACTCCCAAGGCAGCATCAGCAGCAGTTCTTGCAGCTTCTTCTGCATCCAGGGCATCTTGAAGAGCCTTATCAGCAGCTTTTCTTTCTTCTGCCTCAGTTGCTAAATCAGTAGAGTTCTTATCAATCTTAGCTTCCAATCGAATATCTTCGGCCTTACGAGCAGCAATCTCGGTTTCAAGTAAAGCCTTAACTTCCAAGTAAGAACCAGAAATGTTATTCTGAATACCTTGGATTAATTCCAAGTTTCTCTGAATATTAGCCGAGTTCTGATTAATAAGAGCATCTTGGTTATTTGCTCTTGCCAATAATTCAGTACGAGTTTCAGTAACATAAGTTCTTAAATCCTCTACTGTCTTATTCAGAGTAGTACTCAGAGTAGTAAGCTTAGTATCTAAGGCAGTATCACCCTCAACCCGTTTTTCGGTTTCTGTCTCAATCTTCGTAGTTAACTCATTTAACTTCTGAGTCATAGTAGTTGCGAAGTTGGGGTCATCACCAAGGGCCTTGGCAATTTCTTCAAGTGTATCCAATACACCAGGAGCAGAACCAATAATTTTCTGGATTGCAGCTTCTACCTCTGCTTCTGTTTGGAATCCTGAATCATTCAGAAGTTCAGAAACTTTTGTGATATAGTTAGCATGCTCAGCTATACCATTTAATTTCATCAGAAGGATATCGGTAAAGTCATTTGAAGAAAGTACTTTACCATCTACCTTATCTACCTTCTTAGATTCAATTGCCTGGATAGCCGTTGTACGGTCTGATACTTCCTGAGCAATCTTATTTTCTAATAGGGTATCTGCATTCTTACGGTCAGCAACTTCTTTATCAATGTTCACTTGAAGAGCAGTATCTCCAGCTAAACGAGTATTGGCTTCATCGGATATATCCTTAGATAAACCGTTTACTTCATCTTTATGATTTGCTATTGCAGTATCCAAATTGGCCTGTATAGCATTCTCTCTAGCGGTTGCTCGGTCTTTCTCAGTATTAATTGCTACCGTATTAGCATCTACCTTTGCTTTGATTTCATTTAAACCTGCAGTAGAACCTGTTTCCAAGGAATCAATTCTATCGCTTAAGGTTTTATCGGCAGCTTCCCGGTCTTTAACTTCTTGAGTAACCTTACCTTCTACTCGGGTAATCTCTGAAGAAGTTTGTTGACTTAAGTTAGATATCTGGCCCTCGATTTTAGTTTCAAGAGCAGTATCTGCAGACTTACGGTCTCCAACTTCCTTATCCAGGTTTACTTGAAGGATTTGGTCTGCTGCCTTACGTTCTGCTGTTTCTGTACCAAGAGCAATATTGGTTGTATCGATACGAGAACTCAGATTACTATCACCATTAGTACGGTCCACAATTTCCTCATTAACCATATCCTTAACTTCTTTGTAGTTATCGGCAATGGTTTTATTCATGGCAGTAATTGCCTCAGAGTTCTTTGTGATATTAGCTTGGTTAGTAGCAATTGCCGTAGTATTGGCATTTACCTGGGCAGTTAACTCATTCTTAACCGTATTGATAGCATCTTGGATTGATAAAGCCAAATCCGAAACTCGCTGAGTAAGAGCAGCAATATTATCCGTATGGGTTTTATCTGCTTCCTTTCTATCAACAGTTTCTTTGTCGATATTTGCCTGCAAGATAGCATCAGCATCTTTACGGTCTTGGATTTCTTTTGCCAGGTTATCTTTAACTACTTGAAGAGCAGTATCTCCAGTAGCAGCCGAGTTATCTACATACTCTTTAAGTTCTTCCTTAAGAGCAGCATCTGCTTCAATTCTTGCGGTTTCTTCATCAGTTATATTTGCCTGGAGGGCTACATCAGCAGCTTCCCGGTCTTCAATCTCTTGGTTTACCTTTTCTGTAATTGCTGCCAACTTCTTAGTGATAGTTGAAGCAAAATTAGGGTCATCTCCTAATGCTTTAGCAATCTCTTCCAGAGTATCAAGTACTTCTGGTGCAGAACCAATAATCTTTTCAATTGCTGCCTCTACTTCTGCTTCAGTTTGATAACCGGCATCATTTGCCAATTGTGATACCAAGGTAATGTAATTAGCATGTTCCTCGATTCCATTCAATTTGGCAAGCAAGAGATCTGTAAAGTCATTCTTAGTTAAAGAATAACCTTCTCTTTTATCTACCTTCTTGGAATTAAGGTCAGCATCTGCAGCAATACGAGCTTCCTTCTCAGCTTCGATAGCAGCAAGTACATCTGACTTATCACCATCAGTCTTTTCACTTAAGGCAGTTATCTTCTGGTCAAGGATTTGGTCCTGAGCAGTACGAGTTGCAGCTTCGGAATTAATATTAGTCTGAAGAACCTGGTCTGCAGATTCCCGAGCTTGAGCCTCTTTATCAATGTTTACCTGGAGGGTATTATCTGCATTGGTACGGTCAGCAACCTCTTTGGTAATTGAATTCTGAAGAGTTTCATCGGCAGCTTTACGATTTACTACCTCATCAGAAAGTTTACTTTCTAAGGCAGCATCACCAGTTTGACGATTAGTGATTTCTTCAGTGAGTTTCAACTGAATGTTTGCATCTGCATTTGCTCTCAATTGGGCTTCTGCAGCAATGTCTTTTTTGAGCTCTGCCTTATCATTGATATGCAATGTATTCAGTTGGTGAATACTTTCTGATAAAGCATCGTCAGCCGTTTTACGAAGCTCAGCTTCTTTATCTACCAAGTCTTTAGCATATGCCTTAGCTTCTGCCAATGAACCCGTAGTTTCATTTCTGAGGTCTGCAATGTCAGCAGTATTCTTATCGACTTTTGCTTCTATCTTATCTATCTTATTGATAAGGTTAGTAACTGCAGTGTCGATTTTATCATTAAGTAAATCCACTGCCTTAATGAAATTAGAGTTAACCTCCCTAATTTGGGTACTCAGTTTCCCTTCCTCCTCCTTAGCTCGGTTAACTTCATCTGTCAGTGCATTACGTAAATCCGTTAATTTGTTGGTAATTGTAGTAGCAAAGTTGGGGTCATTTCCCAATGCTTCTGCCAATTCCTTTAATGTATCAAGTGCATCATCGGCACCATCAATCAAATCACTGATAGCTTGTCTTACCTGTTCTTCAGTTTGGAACTTAGTATCATTCTCCAACTGAGAAAGCTTAGTGATGTAGTTTGCTCTTTCTTCAATGCCTTCCAGTTTCTCTTTGAGTTTATCCGTGAAGTCATTTTTAGATAAGTCGTATCCTTCTCTCTTATCTACCTTATTGGCAATAGAAAGAACGAATGCCCAGAACTCATTAATAGTTCCAGCAAACCCAGCCTTTACGAAGTCATCAAAATAACCTTGTAAAAGTCTTTGGTCAATTTCTTCATTTGTGTAATACTTACTTACGTACATATTGTTATTATTTTAAGGATTGATTACTTGCTTACCACAGAAGAAGTCAGAATTCTTATCTCTGAATGGTTCTCCTTCTTTTCCACAGAAGGCATTCATTGGAATATCTGGATGTTCTGGGTCTAGGTCTCCCCCGTCTTCAATATCACCTCTGATTATTGCATAATCTGGAAGTTGATTGATACGGAATTTTATCACCTGGCCAATACCCGGATGAGGTATTATCTTATCCCAAACTTCTCCAAAGTAATCTTGAAAGCAAGTAACGAACTTACCTCCGGTCATAGACTGGAATGTAGTAACGTCTAAATTACTTTTCTTACTTTCAATATGTACTCCAGATGTACCGTTCAAGACAATCAGGTTACTGTCAAACCAAATACCGTTCCCAGTATTAATTGGTTTCCATCGTAACATTAACATCTTTGCCATATACTTTTCAATTTTATTCTACGAATTGTATTTTGGTATCTCGGTCCCTTTTTAGGATAACCATGAAGACTAATGCTTCATCCTTGGCCTGAGCAACCTGTGTATCTCCCGAAGGCTTATAAGTGATACCATTAATTACAAATCTATCTTCAGACCAGTTAAAATCCCAATAGCCTTCTGGAGTTAAATATCCCAGTTGTTCTATATATGATTTAGTAACCAGTATTGATAAATTCTCATCATCGAGTTCTCCAGTTACTGTTGCCTTATTAATGGGCCAGTTTCTGAAGGCATTGTAATAACATAATGCCTCGATTGGTATATTATAATATTTAGGGATTTCATCTTCTCCATGACTTAGGAGTTGATTTACATTCTTTGCCCAAGTTATAGTTTGCCTACCAGCATCTACATCCAAGAAATCATTTATAATCTTCTTGTATCTATCCCAAGACCGGTTCTTAACCAATCTATGAGGAGTCTTGGTCATCGTTTTCTAATTAAGGTTCTACCATTACGTTTTACTGGAGAGCTGGGGTTTGGCCCATCTATTAATCCAGGTCTTCTTCTGTCTACTACTCTTGGAACTACTACATGACTTGCTTGGTCACAGAATGGTAAGTAGATTTCCAATCGTCCAGCTAACATACAAAGGTTTTTTCTTAACTCGTCTATGATACCACCAGGTTGCATTGCTTGAGAAAATGTTTTCCATAGGGAAGATGTTGCATCGGCAAGTGTATCATAGTACTGTACTTCAGTAGGCCCAGTTGTGATTTGTTTGATTCTATCACCTCGAGCTTGTTCCGGTTTAGAAGAACCATCACCAACTTGTTCTTTGGTTGAAGTAAGTTGACTTAGGTATTCTCCTGTACTTGTTAATAAATTAAGGAGCTTAACATTGAGATAATCCCATGCTGCCAATTCCATAATTAGTTGGTTTTCTAGAGCTTCATACATTAACTCATCATTATATTTATCCAGTGGGATAATATGATTTACTAGCGGTTGGATATATAACTGCCATTTAGTTATGTACATTGCTTTCTCTTCTGATGACATACCATCTGAGATTTCTGAAGGAATGTAATAATTAATTAGGTTATATATACTATCGGTTAATGTAGTTTTGGACTCTGTATTTACAATTACGATTTTGGTTGCATTTAAGTTAAGTCCTTCGGAGTTCGTTATGTTCAACGCTACTGTATAGAATCCGGACTTTTCATAAGTATAAGTAGGTTGTTTAACATCATAAACGGACCCCTTATCATCACCAAAGTCCCAGTCAAAAATGGCCTTGGCTGGGACTTTGGTTAATACTCTAAATGAAACTTCCAGACCATTCGCAATAGCTACAAAGTCTAGATTGTCCATGGTATCTTATTTTTTAGATTCTTCGAACTCTTCCAACAGAACCTGAATCAGGGTTTCAACTGTATCACCTTTGTCGGCAACAATTTCGTGACGAGCCGCGATAAGGGTTGCTTCTTCGAGAGTATAGGCTTTGGCAATCTTTTTGATTTCCATACCTTTTTCGAACTGAGCATTCAGTTTCTTTTCCAACTTATCGATGTCATCATTGGAGTATTTGTCGGTAGCTTTCTTATCAAGAACCAAACGCAGGTGACCTGAATTCAAAGCCATCTGAATCTTTTTAGTTCTGTACTGTCGAGCACTCAATTCTTTTTCTTCTCCTCTACAAATTGTAATACCTGTAGATTGGTCATGGAAGCTGTAAGCTTTAGCACCTACAGTTACTTTATATTTATCCATAATTTTACTAAGTTTTTAGATGTTTAAAATTAGGGGTAGGTCCTCGCAAAACCTACCCCATCAAGAAATGGAATTATTTGTAAAATAAACCAGGTGTAGTATTACTCAAGGTTAACCAAGAGATATGGGTCAATGTTCATGAATTCAGGGAATCCGAACTCGGTGAACTTCTTCTCTGCAGACAGAATCAATGCAGCATCCTGATACATCTTAGAGAAGCCTGTAGTCAGAGTAGCATAGATTGCCTGAGTTTGATTTGATACAATTCTTTCTGATTCAAGCATCAACTGTTTTGCAGTCAGCTTAATCAAGGCAGCAGTTGTATCAATCAACAGCAAACCTTGGTCAGGTGTTCCCGGGTGAATGTAGAAGTTAGCATTCTTAGGTACAGGAGACTTCACATTCAGTGTAGCTTCAGTTGTACCAGAATGACGTTCTTTGAATTCCGGCAAGTTCAGCATTTCGATTGCCTGGTCTTCACCACCAATCATAGTAGTAAAGTTACGTCCCATACGAGCAGCTCTTACCCAGATATGCAGCAAATCTTTGTAAGTGATACCATTCGTAGTTTCGTATACACCGATAACCGGAGCAGATTCTGAACCATCTGGTTTGTTACCATTGATAACAACATCCATGGCCAGAGTATCCATTGCATAACCGAGCTGAACACCGAAGTCACGAAGGTAGATTGCCAATACATCAAGAGATACGTAGTTACGAACTTCATCAGTAAGTTTGAATCCCTTACCAATTTTGAAGAGACTTACTGATTTCTGTCCAAAGCTTACATCTCCCAATGGGATAGTTTCTGCTTCATTAACCTTTGCAGGAGCAGCATCGGACATGTTAATCATCGGCATGATTGCGCTAAGACCACTGATTGACTGGTCAGAAGCAATAATCTCCGGATAGAACGGAGCCTGGCGCATACCAAGAGTGATGGCAGAACGAATGATTTCCGGAACAATCCAACGAACATCTTGCTGAGGCATTGTGAAGATGTTTTCCATTGTGTCGATTTTCGGATTGATATCCAACTTCTCGAACAATTCATCTTGGGTAATACCCCATTTACCAGTGGTAAGTTCACCTAATGTGATGTCCACAGGTTTTTTGTTCTGTGAACCTTGACGGTAAGCATCCAACTGCTGTACCATTTGAGGAAGTTCTTTTGCGAAGTCTTCTCTCTTCAATTTTGAAATATCAACTTTTTCCATGTTTCTTCTTCTCTTATTTAATAAGTACTTGAATTACCTCGTTTGCCTCATCTGCAGGTATGATGGCAATGAAAGGTGTAGCATCTGTTGACTGATTTGCTTTTACAAATCTGTCGTTCAGCAAGTCACCAGAGGGAACTACATATCCTGCTTTTAAGTCAGCAGCATTAGATACCCAGTTACAAATCATGTAACCTTCTACAGCAACAGTTACCTCTACTGGGAATTTGTTCTGTGCCTGGTAAGCAGGATTTACATTGTCAGTTACTGCCACTCCGATATATACCTGAGTAGATTCAGTGTAAGGTTCAATTAAACCGTCTTCTCCAAGAGCTACCGGCATACCTTGCAAAATTGTTTCACCATCTTTTACACAGAAAGCTTGGTGCAATTTGTGTGATTCACTTTTGTAAATCACCGCTCTTGGGGTCTTTTCCCCAAACAGCGTCATTGGCTGGTCTTTGTTTACGATTTTAGTCATAACAGTGATATTTATCGATTATTACTTGAATTTCTTCTTGTACAAGTCTTCAAGGGTTTCCGAAGTAGACTTGGCTTCTGCATTTGAAGTAGTTGCAGGTTTCTTGGTTTTATCCTCATTTTCATTCTCTGCAACAGAAGAAGCACGGCTTACATCGTGAGAACCACAGCTTGCACATACCATTGGGAATTTTTCTTCCAGACGACTCTGATAATCCTTAGTCAAGGAGATAAGAGTAACGATGCCAGTAGTTTCGGCATTCAACATTGTAACAATAGTTTCATCGGCTTTGTCACCCATCAGCTTCTTGTAAGTAGCAACGGCATTTTCACGGAGAGAAGCAATGTGATTCTTTCCTACGGTTGCCATTTCCTTCAAGTTTGCAACTTCTGCATTCAGGTTGGTAATCTGTTCTGTAAGAGAAGATTTCTCTGTAGTAAGATTATCTACCGTTGTCTGAAGACTGTTTTTGGATGATACCAAGCTTTGAATACAAGAAATAACTTCTTCCTGAGTCATTTCTTTGCCTTCTGCCAGAGATAACATATTATCTCCGAAAAGCTTTTCTAAAAATTCTTGCAATTCTTTGTTCATATTTTCTTTATTAGGGTTATGATTTTCTTGGGTACCATTATCATTAAAAGAATCTGGAGTATTGTCCTTTTCTTGGAATGAGTTGAAGTCAGTTTTGTAGTCAGTAAAGAAGTACTGTTTGGACTTGTCATCCCGATATTCCTCATAAGAAGACCAGGTTCTTTTTGCAAAGGTTGGATTAATGATTTTACCATCTTCACCAATCTTTTGAGCAAAAGAATCAGCTCCATGAGATACCAGAGATGTTTCCATATAACGAACTACCTCAGTAACTACTCTACGAACCATTTCACCCTTAGAGTCATAAGTACCAAGCTTTTGATAGAATTCACCATCTTCCATTCCTGGGTGTGATTTATCCCACTTGAACTGTACAGTTACTGAATTACTGTGGATTGAAGGAGGTTCCATAAGGATTCCTCTAGCAATTCTTGGATTTGCCTTACCATCAATCTTCAGAATACCATTGATACCTGCAGGAATAGTGAAGTGTCCATCTTTATAAGATTCTTGCCACATCACTTGAGATACAGCCCCGATTGCATTACCAATGTTTGTTTCATGGTCGCAGTTTACGGTTTGACCAAGTAACAGTTTCATTGATGCCTTTAGTACTCCATTTTGACTAAAGTCAGTAGGATTCCAATTCTTAGATACAATCGTTTCTGAAAGTAATCTAAACATCGGTTCGATAAATTCTTCGTCCTTAGGAGTAAGTTCAGATTTATCAAGGTTAGGATAATAAGTATTGTAATCTATATCACCTCCCCAAAATCCAAATTGAGCAATAGAGTCTGGTGTTGGAGTCTTCCACTTATAATAATTCTCGGAGAAAGCCTGGGCTCCAACGGATTCTGGGATATACCCAGCCATTATTGTATGCCCTTGCCCAATCACCATTGAATCAAGATGCTCTTTGTTTTTCTTTGTAAATTTTTTACTCATCTTGCTTTAGTATTTTGGTCTCCTCGAGAAGGAGCCGGATTAGTTTTATCTCTTGACCTACGAGCAGATTGATTCTTATCAGCCTGCCTTTGTTTCTTCTTAGTACCTTCTTGAGGGTCTGAATTACCACCTTTAGCAAACTGGTCTTCAAGTGAAATTCTTGGTTCATCCTCATCAGGAGAATCATACCCCATTGCCCAAGCATATTGGTCTTGGCTAATGATACCAGCTTTGTACAACAAATCCAAATTCTGTATCTTGTATTGAAGACCTTGTTGAACCTTAACTTCATCAGAGATAGTTGAAGTTCCCCATGATATCTTTATTCCCTTATTATCAAAGCCTGCCAGACGCAGTTCTAGAGAATAAAGAAAATCCAATACATAAGTTACAAGCATTTGGATATTTTTTAACTGGCTGATTAATTTAGACAGCATTATACCCGTTGCTCCCTCTCCCGTTGTTGAACTAACTCCAATAAGGTTTCCATTAACTCCCAAACCATTTGCAACTGATTGCTGATTCATGTTCCAGGGTTTCTCAATATTACCAAGCTCCTTGGTAGTTGAATTGAGTTTAAACTCATGGTCATCAATGTAACCAGTTACTATACCGTCTTTCATACCATTACGAAGATTTCTTTTCAAATCTTTTAATGTACGTTCAAGACGGGATTGATAAGCTTGTAAGCTTTCATTTGGATTCTGGTCTGGTTTAGTCATCTTAGCTTCCAAGAATCCTACCATACCAACCATTTCCATGATGTGTTTGAAGTTAACCTTCATATCATGTTGGCCTTTTAATGAATCCAATGCTGCCATAAAAGGAGGAATCCCATAAGGTTCATCAGTATCATTAAACATACCAGCATACACATAAGTTTCTGGATTTAGTTTGATATAATCTTGGTGCTTGACAAAGTAATTCTTATTCCTCTGGTAAGGAGAATATACTCCATTGTTCTCTCTTTTGAAAACAATGTTCTCGGGTCTAAGGAATAAGACTGTGTCCAAACCATCCAACATATCATTGGGAACTCCTTCAACAGAGATAGCTCCACTAACAAGGCATTGTACAATCATCTTATTAACTAGACCATCTATACCAGCAGTATACCTGGACCATTTCTTAGTAGCTTCAGTAAGATGTTTTCTCATCTTATCTGCTTCGGCATCTGAATTATTTGGGAATGTTACCGTATGACCGGTGTTTGCCAACTTAAACATATCCTGCAAAGCAATGCCCATATCCGGATTTACCTTATATAAATCACGAATCAAAGGGATTACTTCAACACGAAAAGAAGGGTCTACCATTACGGTCATCCCTTTCAGAGTACTGAGTAAAGAGTTATCTTCATCCACTGATACTCTACCAGGAGATATAGCAGCAGCTTTTGGCTTGCTTGGCTCCTTGTTTGATTCAGGAGGTGGGTCTTTCTTTCTACCCCAACTCCAATTAAAATTGAGCTTTTTCATTTCGGTTGTACTATTACGTTAGTTTTTCCTTTTCTTATGTGATTACAGATTGCTTTACCGAATATAGAGTCATCTGCATATACATCCCCTTCTAGGTCTACATCTACTGTAGAATTATTAGCTCTATGCTTACCCATTGCAACTGGCCTACCTAAACCATCATATATGAAGGTATATGCTTCTTGAACAAAGAAAGGGTCTTTAACAGTAATATTATCTTCTCGAATATCCTGTTCAAGTCCCTCTACAATAACAGAACGGTTCTTTTGTGTAGTTAACCATCCTGGAGATTTATCTACCTCAGGTCTAGATTTACCTTTCTTCTTAAGCATTTTCTGATAGTAATACAGTTTAGGATAGCCTTCAGTTTGAAGAGCAGAAGTTACTGCCAATCCAACATCATTAGATTCTGGAGCAATAGTGGCAAAGTTAAACAAATGCCCGGTATCTCCAAGTAACCTTGCATACTTATCCACTGAAAGTCTACCTTTGAATACTGCTTGTTCTTCTCCTTGTTTATCCATGCAAGTAAATGCAGAGTAGTCAGAAGACCTACCAGTTGAAACGTCAGCACCAATGAAATATTCCTTATCTGGTGCTGGTTCCAAGAATTGCCGATATTGACCATTAAACCTTTTCTTAATAACCGGATAATCACTAAGACAGTCTTCGATAGCTTTTATGTCAGCTAAGTCGAAGACCGTATTTCCAGATGATAAGAAGTCACCATCAATTTCTTGTGCAGTTCTTTTAGTTCCCAAAGCAGAAGACATTTCATTGTACCAATTAATATCTCGTTCTGGGTGCATTTGCCAATACAATCGTAGTGGGTTAAATGGGTTTCCACCTGCAATAGCATCAACCCAAGTTGAGTGGTAGAAGTTACCAACTCCATAAGGAGTGGAATTGATGATAGCAGCTCCACCAGTGGAAAGAGTAGGGAAAGCGGCTGCCCAAATCTGGGCTGCCCATCTAACTACTGCTGCTTCATCAATTACCAGTAAGGATAGAGATTCTGAACGACCTGCTTCCGAAGACGTTGGGATAGATTCTATGAATGAGCCATTATCGAACTCTATCATTGATGCAGAACCATACTCTCCCGAACGACCATTTATAATCGGTGTCTGTAAATACCATGGCAGGTTTTTGTACATGAACTTAATCTTCTTAAGTACCTTCTTTGCTGTTGTGTCCTTGATTGAGATAATGTTAATCTTCTTGTTAGGATGATACATTGCCAACCATAGGCAGTACATAGATATAAGCTCCGTAATACCTGCCTGCCTGAACTTAAGCAGAATATTGAAACGTTCTTTTACGAAGTTATACAGAACCGATTTTTGATACGGGTAAAGTTCAAATCTTACCTTTCCCCTCATGGGGTGTATCACATAAGTGAAAAGGCTAAAGTAAAAAACATCATTACTAACTTTAGCAAGTGTTGCTAGTTCTTCCCTTGTGAGAGCAGATGTGTTAGTTTCTATGTTAATCTTCTTTGCCATAATCAAAAGTTATATGTTACTGAAAACTCTAAGTCAGCTTTTATTCCCGAAAAGAACTTCGGATAATGAAAAGCATTTATACCAAGTTTATAATTGAAATTAGTAGTCTTGATTGAAAGGCCTGTCCCTATGTCTAACATTTGATTAAAGACCCTATATTTACCATAAACGTATGGACTTAGAGTTAGTTTTCTAATTCTTTTTTGAGTTAATTGACCTTCGTACCAATTGTACTTATACTTATCTAAGTCCATGTTAAACATTCTCGTTGAATATGAGTTTGTTTCTTTGTTGAATAAACTTAGATTCAATTGGTTTTTATCCAAGGTAAATTGGACCAGAGAATCTTCTCTACTAATCCTATTCGAAGTAACCTCTGTTGAATCAGAAGCTTGGGGTTTAGTTGAATTGCTACTGTTTCGATAGAAGTCGTAGAGAAGAATTCTCTGGGGCTGAACCAATTGTGTATATGGTGATTGGGGCTTGAAGTTCTCTTTCAGTTTGATTGTATCAGGAATGCCAATGACCGATGAATCAGGAAGTTGTCTGATATATGAATTCAGTTTGTAATTCCTGAAGCAAAGGTAAATAGTAAATCCTAGAAGCAAAAGGAACACAAAGTTCTTCCACTTGTTTTTATCTGTTTTCATCATCACGAAAAATTTAATTATTACTAACTATCGGTAATCGCTTAGCGATTACCTTTTATCGAACGTAGTGAGATAAATTTCCTATATCCCAAAACATATATTCAATATCTACTACAAACAATAGCTATATACGTATATAAAAATATAGATATATATACGTAGTATATTATATATCTATATTTTTCAAAAGGCGGTTTGGACTAATATATACTTTAGTATATATTAACATGAAAGTGTACCTTTATAGCTAACTCCCTTTTAGACGACTTCATACTATTACCTTTTGAAATATAAATTTATAAGCTTTATGAAAACAGATAATGTTCCCGGGTTTCCTGGTTATTACATTTCAAAACGAGGTAGAGTATTTAGTAGAGTAGAATTTGCCTATGATACTGGTAATAGAGGTTGTAGGAGAATCTACACTGAATCTTGGCATGAGATTAAACCTCATTTAAAGAAAACTGGTAAATATCAGATATCTCTTTATAAACCTAATGATAGGAAAGTATACCCTTTTAGATTACATAAATTAGTGGCTAAATTGTATGTTCCTAATCCAAATAATTTACCCTTTGTATGTCACCTTGATGATATTGGTACCAATAATCACTATAAGAATCTTCAATGGGGGACTCCCAAAGAGAATGCTCTGATGAGAGAACAGAATCATAAACTTAGAGGAATTAAAAGATATAAACCTAATGGTTTTAATTCTAAAAATTGTAATCCCATGTATGGAAGTATTCGTATAGGTAATGCTAGTATATACTCACCAAAAGATATACTTAATTGGTATAATAACTATGAAGAAGGTAAGTCCATATCAGAAATATGTAATCAATTTAATGTACCCTACAAAACAGTAAGTCGTAAAATCAGCCTAATTAATTCTGATAAAGATAAATACCTTACTTATTTAAATCAGCTCGTTTCAGGCAACGTTTGAACCATATTGAAATTTCGTAGACGGAACCTTTGGCAATTGTATACCTTGCCTTGTTTAACCAATAAAGGTAATTTTCTTGGTCAATGTAAATCTTAAACTGTTTGGGAAATCCCATGATTGCCTTGAAATCATTAACCCCAAGAGGATACCCATCAGGTCTAAATTGCCTATCTGCAGGTCTTAAAGTTAGAGGTGGTTTATCTAATTCTAATCGATATACTCCCGGGAGAGTACTCATCTTTGCAGTTTTAATGGGCCATTTCTTCTCGTTCTTGAAAGCACTATTCCATAATACTTGAATCTTCTCAACAGTCAGATTCTTCTTTTCAGGGAGTTTTCGATAATCATACATCGCCAAAGTTTTTTCTATTGGGATATTATAATTACTCCCGTAAGGAGATACAAAGAGCAAGTCTCTAGTAAGTTTTGGAGTTTTTACTTGGAATACTTCATTAAAAGCATTCAAGTATTTCTTACCGGTTTTCTTATGCACTCCAATGATGATTAAACGTTTCCTTGATACTTGGGAGTTCCCATAATCAGAAACGGACCTTTCGTGAAAAATAAGTTTATAGTCCTTAAAGGCTTCCTGGAGGTATTTATTGGGTAAGAGAGATAGCAAACGGGGCAAGTTTTCAATAAGAAAAATCTTAGGTTTGTAATAATTGATTCCCTCTATTACTAGATTTAAACTTCGGTTATCTTTGGGTTTACCCAATTCTTTAACTTTTGAAAGCCTCATAATAGACGATGCGCCGCAATCCGGGCTTGATATTATTATATCTACTTTCTCATCAAACTCTTGTAAACAATATCCTTTGTAGAACGGTACATCCTTAAAATTAGCCTTCCATTGCTCTTCTCCAGGAGTATGGAATACTCCTCGAGGTTCTATATTCCCTAATAGGCGCTTCCTAAAAGGGAAGAGCAGACCGCCCTGGCCTGCACTTATCCCTAATACATTCATTTCTTGTAGCTTCTAAGTTTTACATACTTAACCCAGGAATAATGTTTACGTTTCCTGATATATTCCAGGTCGTGGTCATTGTTATGGGCTTCTTCTTCGAAGCTTACATCATGATATCTTTCGCTTTGTTTGTTCCACTTAGCAAAGAACATGATGATTAAGTACTCGATTGCATACCATAAGTAGTAGAATACCCATAACATCTCTTGCATTTGTTTGAGATGAATATGCTCATGGTTGTAATCATATGTGTCAAACTTAGCACCCTTTCTTACAAAGACAATTCCGAATAGGTTCATTGCCTTGTATCCCTTGAAAGGTATGAATTTGTTGTAGATTACCTTCATTATATCTTGTTTTTAAAGTTTTCGTAAGCGTTTTTTAACTTCTGGTCATAGGCATTTTCAGCATAACCAGGACCATTATACTTCCGAGCAAAGCCTGCCCAGTCATGTTCTTTCAGATTTTTCAAGCAACTGGTATTATTCATGTAGTAATACATGAGTTTTAACTGACTTTCATGAGATTCCTGCATCTTTTTCACGAATTCGAAGACGTCTTTACAGCCACAATAGAGGTGATTGAAGCCCATAATCTGAAACATTCCCCAAGAAGCTGACTTCAAAGCACATTCTTCGTCGATTTTCTTGGCAATTTCGAGTCTTTTGTACTCACTTGCTCCTCCTAAGTACTTCGATTTATCCCATTTTGGGAAACAAATCGTAGGGTAACTCTTTTGAGCAGCTACTGACTTGTCTAAACCGAACTTATTTTTGATTTCTTTGTACATAATGTGACCTTCAAACAGAATTTGAGGTCTACCATCTACTAGAAATCCATCTCTACCTGCTCCTTCAACCAGTTGTACTGCCTTTAAAAGAGCTGGCTCCAGTCCTAAATCATTGGCCAGAGCCACAATCATTTCATTAGTTAACTTATCCATAACGTTATATTTTAAAGTTCATTAAAGAAAAGAAAGTATTGCGTATACCTTATCTGGATGATAGTTAGGAGTTCTATTATCTTATATAAAAATTTATAATAATATGGAAGAGAAACTCACATGTCACCTATGTAATTCACCATTAGATTTGGATGATTACGATTTAGCCAAAACAGTACCTCAATTAATGAAGGAAAAACAACTTTGTTTTCGATGTGCTTTTTGGCATAGAATCCTTGAATCAGATAAAACTTTGATAGAGGATTCTAATTATGAAATGATTCCCTTAGTTACACCCTATTTTCAGCATTATTCTATTCACTTAAATAAGATTTGGTTAGAGGTTGCTACATTTAGAAGAGAGTCATTAGGTTCAACCAAGAAATATATTGCTGCAATGGTAAATGATAAAGTGTATATTGGTTCGTATAATAATTGAGGATTCCAGGGAATAATTCCGGCACACTTAAGAGAACTTTTTACTCCAAATGGTATAATCCTAACTCCAGAACAACTAGACGACTTACTTAACAGGAAATCCTTTACCGCAGCAGATTTAAAAATAATGATTAATAATTGCATTAAATCAGATTAATTTTGTATATTTGCATAAACAATTTAATAATAAAGATATGAAAAAGAACAAAGAAACCAAAAAGCTAAAGGAGGGTGAAGAAGTCATTTTCTCTGATGGCAAAACCTTAATGGAGAAGGTAATTGTAGAATCTATCGATAAGAAAGGTGGATTTGCAGTACTGAGTAATAAGGTAAAAGTATCAAGAACTATCGGACCAGATGGATTCTATACAAGGTTAGATGGTAAATCATCTATGGTATTACCTTTAACGGATAAATCCGAATTGGATTACCAAGCCTTCAAAGCTTACTTCTCTATTAAGAGAAACTTGGATTTTATCGAAGCCAAGATAAAAGATATGAAGGACAAAGAGTTCAGCGAACTAATAGTAGAGTTAGATAAGAAGATATCCAAAATCGTAAATAAGTACTTTGAGCAATGACAACTTGGATAATCTTGGGCATCATATATGCCGTATGCGCTATACCTGCATGGTTTATGACAAGGATAATCACTGCATCCCACCCAATGAAAAGGGTGGGATTCTTTTTCCTAACCATCTGGTTAATCATGCCTCTATTTCCGATATATTTATTAATCACATACTTTAAGAACTATGAACAGAGAAATAACAACGAAGAAGGTAGGTAGGCAAAAGAAACTTACCAATCCATGTCCAGTAATTAAGGGAGAAGTACAGATAATGGTAGGAAGTCCAAAGTGTATTACCTGCCAATGGTTTGAAAGAAAATTAGAGAAGGATGGAAAAGCCTACGTACACTGCAATCGATTATAATTCCAAAGAGAATAAGGTAATCGAAGAAAGGATAAGAAATTACTATCTTCCAGTAAAGAATACATTTGAAGCAGTCCTATATGGAAGGCTTAATATACCCGATTCTCCAAGAGGATTATGTGCTGACCTAATTGATGTAAGCAGAACTATCAGTAGAGAATTTGCATTAGTCGAAGAAGTTTTCCTATGGAGGCAGGTAATTAAACCATGGTTCACCCCACAAAGGTTTAATATCAGGATAGTATACTTTGGTTATTATAACCCTACCATCATAAAATTGCAAGGAGAAGGATTAAGAATTGAAGGTAGGATATGGTATAGAATGCCATTAGAAAACCTAGAAGGACATGAATACCTTCTGGGAACAGCATTCTGGTTTCCTATATCTAAGGAACATAATGCTGAACGTATTAAAATACTAGAGTGTGCCCTTGAGGACTTAGAGAGAATTAAAAGGGAGGGAGAACCAAAGCTCCCTCCTCTTACATTTGAAGAACCTAAAATATACCCATGATGGAAGATTTAGCAAAGCTTACCAAAGAGGAAGAGGCAATCCTTATGCTTACCGAAGAGATTTGGAATAGGTTTTTGGCATTACCTATCAATCATCCTATGGAAAGGGATGAGATGGCAATTAAGATACATGATATCCAGAGGATGATTATATCTAGGCCTGGATTTAGGATGAACCAAGAAATGTTTAGGCAATATGGTGAAGGTTGATACAGTATATGAGGATGAATTTAAGAGAATCCTAAGATGTTCTGAAGGTAATAGAATTTGGTATCAGATTTGGATTACCGATTTGGATATGAATTGTATTGAAAGATACTTTAAAGGTTATAATGAAGTTAAGAGATGGTGGTTACCTAATCTTCAAATGTGGTATGTTTTCTTTTATCGAAAGAATGGTAATAAGGTTAGAGGGGTATTAGGTAGGGAAAGGACCAATGACTTATTAGGTAGTATTCTGTAATTAGTTGCCAGGGATGTTAGGTCTCTGGCTTCTTTGTGTGTGCATGTGTGGTTGTGGTGTCTTGGTATGCCTTTATCACGAAAGCCTAAAATTTCCTGGTACTAAAAGGGCCGAACGGTTACGTTAAATTTAACATTCAAAAATAAAAAGTAAGGGACAAACATTTTTATTTGTCCCTTTCAATTTTAAATTAATTCAATCAAAGTAACACATGTATCTTTGTTTTGCAAAACAAATAATTCGCTACTATCGTCTTTTCTTGAATAGATATTATAATAATCTGATTCAATTATTTTTTTGTGTCCGTCCTGCAAAAGCATTTTATCTAATGTTTCAAACGTTTCATTTAAACGCTTTTCTGTTTCTTCTTCGTTTTGCAAAGATTCATTTTGCATATCTAAAACGGAAATATTTATCTTTCCGTCACTCTTAGAAATCGAATGATTTAAAAATTTCTTTAATAGTTCTTTGTTCATATCTTTAAAATTTTAAAAAGGGAAAGATTAAATCTTTCCCTTTGCAGTTAGTTACTTGAAATTCTTAACAATATTCAAACCTTTTGTAAGAACTTCTTTTTTTGTGTCCTTTGTATTTTCGCTTGCAATAGACGCAAAAGAAAAATCATGAATTTTATAAACTTGCTTATAAAAATCGTTGAAAGCTGAAACAAGTGTTTTTAATTCATTTTGTTTCTTTTCTTCTTTTGCTTTACAAATCGAATCAAGCAAAGAAAAAGTTGTATTTCTTAACTTTTTTCTATATGCTTTTTTTTGCTTTTCGTTCAATTCAGCAAACAGAGATTCAACATAAATTTCTGTTTTCTTTCCTAAAGAAGTTTTTAAAAGTCCGTTAGTTTTTTCATTTAGACTTTTAAAAATACTATCAACTGATAATTTAATAGTGCTATTTGCTTTTGCTTGCGCTTTTGCTTTATTTGCTCTAACTTTGTTTACTTTGTTGTTAGCAACTTCTTTTTCTACTACTACATTTTTTAATTCTTCCATAATAAAATTACATTTAGTTTTTAAGTTTATTTTATTATATCCTTTTCTCTATAAAACTAAATGATTTATAAGAAAAAGAGAAAAGGAATAAATTAATTTTATATTGTTTCAATATGTCAAGTATCGCTTTTTGATTACACTACAAAGATACAACTTATATTTTAATTAGCAAAATTTTTAGAGAATTTTCTTTTTAAAAATTGTTAATCAAAATTTTAAATATCTCTTTGCTTTTTCAACACTACAAAGATAAGAAATATCTTTGAATCTACAAAACATTTATAGAAAAATTTTCGAGAAATTTTTAAAGAATTATTTTTAATAATTTTGCATGAAAAATTTGCAAGTAGGTTTTAGGGGTTTGAATTGGGGGCATGGTTGTGGGTAGGTAATATAGGTATATTGATGGATATAGGGAAGGGGTTGGTATAGGTACCACTTTAGAAATTTGGAGGCCCCATACAGTCCGGTAGATATTATCTGTATATTATCATATAAGGCCATTAGGTGACTAGCAGGCTTTTATACCAATGCCATGGGCCATGTAGGGAGACATAAAGAACTAAGGCCTATGAGTCTATAATTAGGCCTATGGTAAGCCTTAGCAAGTCCCATGATGGCCTAGAGTTAGGTTACATAAGAAAAGCCCAGTACCTAAGATAGGCTGGGCTTATAGAGTGTAACATAGTTAGCGATTAGCAGGAATAGATGTCGGTGATGATAAATGTATTGTTAGCATAGTTTACGATTGGTTCGCAGGTTTCATTGTTTTCGCAGAATACATTGTATAAGGCAGCTTGGATATATTCGATGTCGGCATCGGAATAGGTAGTGCCCGTAGTGAAGACCCAGGTATGAGTACCTTTATAATCGGTAACCGTAGAAGTAATCGAAGCAAGATATAACCGGTATACCTTAATAGAAGTCTTTTGAATGGCTTCTAGGATAGGAATGATATATTCTGAGTAACCCATAGAGTCATCGATAATAGAATCGTCATGGCCAGTAGAAATGATTACCAGGTCCTTGGCCATAGGATAATAATAGGCAATAGGGTAATTGTTACCGCAAAGGATGTTGTTTGCATTAAATTGTACTGTTTTCATATCTATATATTTTTAATTGTTTATAGTGCAAATATAATGCTTTTTATTTATTTATGCAAATCCTACTGAGGCTCTTAATGGAGTAAGGCCATAACACCATAAGTCCTAGAAACCTTGCAATTAATACTAATATAAATACTTAGCTAATAACTGCAAAAGCTCTAGGACCATATTACCTATTTCCTAATTATTACCCTATTAATATTAATAACTATATTACCATTATCCGAAGACCTACCTTTCTTTAATAAATAACCTATAGTACCCATTGGTATATTATACTCCCTAATAAGTTCATCATAGGTTTTCGTATTTGCCTCTTCTTTAACCTTATTAATGAAAGCCTTAGTATATTTCCTTTTAATCCTCTTTTTGGGTATTATGGCTTTAGTACGTAAGGCCTTATATGGCTCCCAAGAATACAGATTAGGAAATAGTTGACTAAATAGCTTATCCGAAGTAATGCTTTTACGTTTACCTTCGGCATCTATTAGCTTCATATGAGGTTTAACCTTAATGAAACGATTAGTGGTTTTGTTCATTATCCTACGGTCCGAGTAAAACCTATAGGATGGGAAATTAGGATGTCTTCTGTGTTTCATATTACCTTGTTATTTTAATTAGTATATTATATAATAGTGCTTAGTTAGGTAATCGGATTAAGGTAATAAAAGGGCCATTAGGGGTCTAGGATTTATCGGATTTAGGTACCCCAAAAGGCCATTATTAGGTGCCTTTTAGGCAATTGGTTATATAGCCTTAGGACCTTGAGACATATGTGTTAGATAGCTATAGAGTAGTGGTGTTGTATAGTGATAGGGGGGCTAGGCCTAGAAGTTTGCCTTAATCCCAACACCCCCGGAAGGCCTTCAATATTGTATTAGTTATATTGATTAGTATTATATGATTGGTGGTATTAGGTATTTGTATCTTAGGTATGTATGTAACATAGTTAGGCCCAGTATGATTTTGTTTATTGTTCATACTGGGCTTTAGTATTTATTTTGATATTTGTTTTTGTTTGGTGGGTTAGTAGTTTGGTATTCTTAGGATTAAGGTCTCTAATAGGATTAATAGGATTATCTGTAGGCATTGTAGGATTAAGTATATGTATTTTTGTTTGTTGGTGGGGTTTGGTATTTGGTTATACCTCTTGCTCCTATGTATTAGGCTTAGTGAGGTATATATTATTAAGGCTATTAAGAGTAAGGCTTTCATTTCTGTTTGGATTTTAATTTGTTTTGGGTACGTAGGTGCTTGTTGAAGGTTGCACCTGAATCTGTGTAGTAATTGGGGTTTGGTTTACCTGGAGTAGGAAAGTGTTCATTCCATTTATCCTGGTGAGGTATGTATACTTGGTTCTTGGATTTCTTTTTCATAGGTCTAATATTGCGGTTTTGAATCCTATTGATGTTAGTTCTTGGGTTTGGATATGTACGATTTCGAAGTATTCCTTGATACCCTGTAGAGAATAGAATTGTAATACTCCTCCGTCTCCGTATTCAGCATTTACCTGGTTTATGATTTCTTGATAAGCCTTGTCTTGGTTATCTTCAAGTGAATGGTAGATGTCTTGGACTTGGCCCTCTTCTACGATTACTAAGGTTGTGATTTTTAGTTTCATTTTCCGTAATGTTTTAGTTCTTGGTTATACTCTGGGTATTTTTTCTCGTAGTAGTCATAGAGATATTGGTATTCGTCATCTCCTGACCAGCAATCAAGGAAGTAATCATATTGGTCCTCGGTTGCCTGTGATGGGTGTATGTGCAATGTATACTTGCAGTAGTGTTCCCATACTGTTTTAGGTTGGAATTTATTGGTAGGGAAAGCCATGACTACTAGAGCCATGGCAATTGATGTTAGGATTATAAGTTTAGTTCTCATTTGATAAGGGATTTGAAAAAGTTGATAGTATTTTCAGTGAAAGTGTAAAGAGTTTCTGGTTTTTCGAGAAAGTTAAGGTAATATTCGATTTCCTCGGCATGTTCTTCCTCATCGAAGTTATCCTTGTAGTATTGGAATTTTTCCATGATAAGGGGTTTGTATTTTTCTTGTTCTTGGATAATGGTTGCACCGTAGAGTACCATGTCTACTTCGTCTACGTTATAATCGAAGTATTGGTCATCGCAGCCTCTGAGCAAGTCCATTTGATTGAGGATTTCCATTAGGTCGAGTTCCAGGGATTCCTTATCGGCATAGGTATATACCCAGAGCATGTCGGCAGAGTAGTTTACCATGTCATCGTAATGTGGGTCATCCTCGGCAATTTCGAAGTCATATGTATTTTCGGCATGTGACATAGGCATTTGTCCCTGAATAGAGATAATGTGATAAGGATTTTGTGCAACGATTGATGCAAGGATTGATGTTGAATTTAATGTTGTCAGGGTGTTATAAGTTTTATGGAGGGTAGTGAGCCCTCCTGGTTAATGTTAAGCAAGTTGATTGTTAAATGTGGTTTGGTCATCTGGGTCAGGCCAACCCATGGATTCCTCCATGTATTCGGTAGTATAATCGATAATGGTTGCAGCATCGTCTTTGTTAATTGTAGCAACCTCGGATTCGATTTCCCGTTGGATTTGGTCGTAGTGATAAGCAAATGACCTCCGTATACGTGCAGCAATGCCGGGGTATTTTTTAAATAATTCGATTAATTTACTTTCTTCATTCATAACGTCTATTTTTAAATGTTTATGCAAATATAAGAATAATATTTTAAATATGCAATAACCTTGATTACTTACTGAAGCCTTATAAGGTCAACTATTTCGATGGAAGAGTATGGCATACCTATAAGTTCTGAGATTATTCTTTTGGTATGATATACATGAAGGTGGTTAGGATTTAGTTTTACCCTTGGGAATATTAGATATGGCCTTAGTTCCTCAGTTCTATAGGTTATGATTAATTCCTCGCAGAACTTTTCGTTTTGGCAATCGAAGGATACTAAAAATTTGGACTGTTCTAGCATATTATTAATATTAAGCAATGAGTATTCTCATAAGTTAAAGGTTCTTCGCTAGTAGGATGGGGGGATGCACCCATTATTAGGATAATTCCTCCCATGACTAAGATAAGTATAATATTAGGCTTCATGTAATTCCTGATAGGTTGTACATAAGTCCTCGATTAGGTCCTCGATAGTATCCTCCCAGGAATCGTACCCGTCAAGGTTATATTCCCTGGCAAATACGAAAAATACGTCTCCGAATATTAGCCGGACTGTTTTATCTGTAAGATCCTCATCCTCGTCATATAGTTTGTTTTCGGTTTCATTATCCAAGTCCTCGTCTCCATTGAGTATATCGGATATTTCTGATAAACGTTTGAGATATGAGTTAAGAGTTTCAAGGTCCTCTTGGGAACGTGTCTCTTTAAATTTAAGATAAGTTTTTGACTGTGACATAGTTAGGCCTCCTCTGATTTTAATGGTTCGGCAATTACTGATAAGAAACCTTCAGGGTATAATGTATATAAGATACGGTACCCGGGTTCATGTGGTGGTAAGAATACATTAAGTATATTCCTGAGCAATGGATAAAGTTTCCATTGGTTATCCTCTAGAAATTGATTCCATTCGGCTTTTTCTGTATCATAGTTAGCTGATAGTTGAATATGGAATCTTGGATTTTCCTCGGATAGAGGAGTAAATACGTTGGTGACTACCTCGATTTCGTTTGATTCCTTTTTGTATTGAGTAATTGGATACCAGATACCTTCGTTTTTCCATTGATTGAGCTGGAATATTGTCATCCCAGATTCAAGTAAGTTGGTGAGTTTGTAAAGATTAACCATGTTGTTGTCTATTTTAAAATGAATAAATATATTTTTATTTCTCACTACAAAGATAAGAATAATAAATAATATATGCAAATATAACTGAGGTAGAGGCAGGCTCTGTATGAATTAGAGTCCTGCCTCTGGGATAGATATGAAAACAACTGGTTAATCGTCGTTAAGGGAACCCTCATTTAAAGTTTCATTAAGTACCTCATTAAGGAGTTCTGCACGTTGTTCTTTTGATAGGCCATCCAGTGTTCCTTTGATTCTCTCCTTTAATGCCTTTTTAAGAGTATTTTGGTACTGATTGATAAAGGTAATTGAAGAGATTGGTACTGGTATGAGTACTCTCATTTGTGTAGTATGATTACATGTATTTAGTAATTCTGATAACTCCTTACGGTTATCTAAAGAGTGTTGAATGACCATAGCAATTACATCTGGTTGTTGAACATCGGTACATCCAGAAGCATAGCGTACGATTCTATCAAATGTTGACTCGGTAATGTCAAAGGGCATTCCGTTTAAAAATGACTCCTTGAAGTCAGGGTCCATAGTTTCTGTTTCTAAAATAGCTCTGATTTTCATAATTCTACTTCTCCTATTCCGTTACTTCTCCTATTCCGTTAGCAAGTAAATAATCGTAGTACAAATGTACGTTAGTATCTCCGTAAGTCCTAATATAGGATTCAGCATCCTCTGGGTCTGCTGAGACCCAGGGATATTCTTGTATCTGTGCCTTATGTAACTGTAAGGCCAGAGATTTTAATTCTTCTTCGTTCATGATATTCTGAAGTTAAGTTGGTAAACCCAATGATTTTTATCCAGCTTGGTGAATGAGATAAAGATACCGTCACCATCGGTAAAATTTTGCATAAATCGTATGCAGCCATCGGCAATGATGTTTTCTCTTGGTCGGTCTACTGTAACCAGGCTTTCAAATGTAAATGTATAATAGCAAGTTTCGTATACCCAGATTTGATTGATATCAATGCAAGCAAGTTGATAGTTATCGTATAACTTACTAAGTAACTCGTATAAGTTAGCCTTTAGGTTTTCCTTTTCTCCATTACAGAGGGAGAAAGTGTTTTTGTTAGCAATGAATCTTTGAAGTACCTCTTCTAAGTTCTGGATGGAGGATTTAGATGTTATTGTTTTCATATTTTTATTGTTTAATTATTACACTACAAATATAAGCATTTTATTTTAAATATTACTTTATTCATGCAATTATTTTAATATAGCTGAGGTTCTACATACAAGAAAAGGCAGTTGGATTGACTGCCCTTTAAGAAGTTCGATTAAAGTTTTCTTCGAAGTTTGTCAATAACTTCTTCGGTAAATTGTTTTACGAAAGCTGGGTCAGGTTCTGAACTACCTGGGTTGAGTTGTCTCCAATGAAATTTCATACTGGTTCTTAGTTCTCGAGCCAGGTTGTCAGCAGATATGTCAAAAGCCTCATCGTAATTGATAATCTGTATGAGAGTCCTTACGCATTGGCCTGCATCTCCAAGAGGAACCTTTTGTTCAATCATTTCGAATCCTTCTTCGTAGATTTCTACTGTATCAATGTAGATAGTATCACAGTGTTGAAGAGCATTGATTAAGTCTATTGTATTGACTTTATCATCGTCACTCATTTCGTTGGCTATTCTGAAAGCCTCAGTGAAAGCATCTAGGATTCCCTGCATATCGGGGTCCTGTTCCTTAAGTGGAATACGTCTAATGATTCCAACTTGTTCGAAAGTTAAGTAATACTTGGTTTGCATGGTTATAAAATTTTAATAGTTTATTAATTCATTACAAATATAAGAAATATATTTATATCTGCAAAAGAATTAATAAACTATTTAATAATTACTGAGGTAGAGCCCGGAATCTGTTTAAGTCCCAATCGTACTTTCTGTCTCCCTTATTAGTAAATACCCAAAGGTAATGGTCTTTGTATTCCCTTGATATGGTATTATACTTAGAGGTCTGAATGATGATACGATTTGGTTCGTATTCAAGTAATTCTGCATGTACTGTAGATACATGATGACTTTCAAGATTAAGTTTAGCCTTGAAGTCTTTAAGGAACTCATCCCGGTTTACACCATAGTTATCTCCCACGAATTTAATGTAATCGTCCTCTACCTGTTCTAACATGGTAGATACCTTGAATCTAAACTTGTTCATCTTTGTTATTTTTAAGGGTTCGTAATTTCTCTTTGAGTTCTTCAGCACATCTTTCAAGGATATTACTTACTACTACCAAGCAATCTTCATCTGCAAATGACATAATGATATCCATACATTCATCAAAGTAGTTTCTGATTGATTGAGGATTATTCCAAAGTACATCCCAGTTCTTGCAATAATTAAACCGGATAATATCTACGTATTCATTTACTGATACCTTACTATCTGGTAAATATGGATATACCTTTGAATACATAGATTTAAAATTATCCTCAATCTCCTCATTCAATCTAAACTCTTTTGGTAGAGCCTCATAGTAAGACATATCTGGAATGTAGAATTGGTAAGCAAATTCCTTATCTGTCTGTGCCTCAATTCCCGGGTATGAATTAGCAAATAATACTGGTATTTTATAGAGCAATAAGTCTGGTACTCTATCATATACCTTGTAATGGTCTTGGTATTCTTTGTACGCATTAACATATACCCGGTCATCGTATATATGAAGTTCATTGAGTATCGTTTGAACTCTTGAATGAAAGTCTTCTAACTCGAAGTGCATAGCAATGTTAAAGGTATCTTCCATACCCTCTAACTTTTGTAGAGTAATAAGTCTGCGGCTTTTGATTACTCTGATTTTCTTTTTCTTTCTGAATAAGTTGAACATGTGTTAAAATGTAAAGTTAATATATACGTCCTGAGAACCTTTCATGAATTTCTCATGGTTGGTATCATCGAATTTAAAGCAAGAATATTTGCCTAATGAGCGTTCATATTCTCCTCTTACCCATACTGGTGCAGTAGTAGTGGGTTTAAGTTTAAAGTAAGTACCTTGATTGATGTTCTTAATCTTGGTCTTTTTACATTCGGGTCTAATGTTTCCATATATTTGTCTATTTTTAAAATTGATATGCAAATATAATACTTTTAAATTTAATATGCAAATCCGTATATACACAACTGAGGCCACCATTAATAGGTAGCCTCTAAGTTATTTTCTTTTGTTTAGGAATGATGCAGCAAGGGATGTATCTTCTTCTGCTTCTAGTATTTCATCATCCTCTAAGTACCTATCCATCTCTGGGTCATAAGAATCGGTATCAATCCTCATTTCAATCTCCCTACGCAATTCATGGTGTTCTTTAGAGGATAATTCCATAGCAGCCTTATAGTTATCTGTAATTTGATTGAGTTCTTTCTTATTAAGATTAAGGCCCTCCTTGGACGTATCTACTCCCTCTTGCTTAGTTGCAACTACTTCAGGCAATGAATTGATATCGTATTTGTCCTCTAAGAGTTTTGCTTCTTCAGTTTTAGTAAGTACCTTTTGAGATTCTAATACGATAGTTCTTGCTTCCTCTATCGAGATAGTATTCTCAGCATTGAGATTATTCTGTTGATTGAACTGATTGAAGATATTAGTTGTATTGCCTCCTGTAAGATTACGAATAATTGATTGCAGGGATGTAGAGGATTCCAACTTAAGCTTCAATGTCTTATTAACCTCGGACGAAATGAAAGGAGTATATTTACCTCCTTGGGAATCTCTTAAGATTTGCAACTGGTGAGATATCTCCATTCTATCCTCTAATGCCCATGCTAGTTGTTCTCCCAATAACGCGTTAAGTAATTCTTCCTGTTTATCTTTATCCCATATTCTAGAAGACAATAATCTGTCTCTCATGAATACTCGTACATACTCTATGTCAATTCCTAATCTATTAGAGAATGAATTGATATCGTAGGTTACTCCACACAAAACACCATTACCCATTAACCATTGATTAATAAGGTAATTCTGTACCTTAATCAATGCTTCCTCTTCATGTGTCTTCTGGTATTCTAAAGCCATTGCAGTAGTACCCATAGGACGAGGGAATCTTGTTATCTTATCTTCTTTTGCCATATAAATAAGCCTTTCTTATATCTTTAGATTCATCATATCCTACTAGCTCTAACTTATAACATACATAGCAATTAATACTAAGGTTATAGAAATATGCCTTATAGGTTTTCTTTTTCACTGCCAAATTAAAAGAATCACCAGAGACATAATCCCTGGTGAAAATTAATTTATCACATTTGCCTATCGGAATACTAAGGCAAAGTTTCCAATCCTTGGCAATAAATTTATTGCCGTGAAGGTCTAGGATTTCCTTTGCCATGACTTCCCTTTTTATAGGTAGATTGTTTTTTGTCTTGTTCATTGAGGTATTCCTTCTTCCTTTTTTCAATGAACTGTTGGATATCTGGGAACATCTTTGCTCTTAAAGGTACTACCTGAGTAGCAAAAAAAGCATTCCATAGGTTCTGTGTAAATCCTTCACCTACTTTAAGCTTGGATATTGCCCAGAATTTACTTTCGAAATTCTTAATGATTTCCTTGAACCGATAATAATATAACTTATGAGTCTTAGGGTTAATGCCAATGGTAGTAGTTTGGCAATAATCTAGAAACTCTTTACCCAATTCGGAAATAAACTCTTCCCTTTTGAAGTCGTAATTCTCTTGGTCGAGTTTAAATAACTTTACGTAATCTATTGCTTCCATATATTTACTCTTTAATTGTTTCTAAAGGATAAGCCTTTAGTGTTACTTTCTTGGTTGCATCCTGGACCTGAAATAAATATCCTCGGTAATTATCCTCATAATAGGAGGACCAGATTGCTTCCTTTACCCTGTACCAATCTAAAGTCTTGGCACCTTTGGGGATTCCTGTGATTAATAACATGTGAGGGTTTTCTCCCACTTGAATGTTAAAAATATCCTTGCCATCAAAGTTACCTATTACTACATAGTCCGGAAAGGTAGGGTATTCCTTTAATTTAGGGTAAGGTGCACCCAAACTATCTACTATGGTTTCAGGCTCTATGATTTGATTCTGAAATCGGATATTTAGTTTCGATTTACCTATGTATAGGTCTTTGACTATATTCGTGAACATATGTAGATTATTATATGGGTTATACCTTGGTCCTTGAAGTTATTTAGGTTAGTTGCCTTTTCCTCAAGTTTCCTTAGTGTCTTTCTAGAATCTGTACAGATTCTTCTGGTTGGATTTCTAACCAGCATCAGAATATTCTCTAGTGCAGGTTGCAAAGCATTAACTGGTCCTGCATAAAGTATCTCATGCTTCTTCCCACTAATTACATTATATTGGGTTTTATAGGCATACTTACCTTTGATATAAGTTACCTCAACCTTTTCTATTTCTTCTTTTCTTATGTTTCTTACCATAACCGTCTTTATTTACATAATCTGATATTTCGTCTAATTGTCCCAAGAGTAATGCCTGCACAAATATAGGGACAGGCCTGAAAAAGAAGTTTCTTATGTTACTGGTGTTAATATACCAATCGTATACAATAAAGAACTTCTTAATCTTCCTATGTTTAAGTGAACGTTGAACTAAGTAGGTTTTAACGCATCTCTTATGCAACTCCACCAACTCCTTGTCTTGCTTTAACATCTCCTTTGCGGAGAATATAGTGTAATCCATTTTTATACCTTTAGAAGGTTAATACAATGAGGAAGGTACTCTGATATTGGGTACCTTCCCTGAGAGGTAAAATCAAGCAACTTGTTCTGGCTTGAGGACTTTGTTCTTGAAGTCCTCGTATGCCTTAGCAGCTTTCTTGTATTCTTTGGAGTTTTGGTCCTTGATACGGAACATTTCCCGTTCAAGTCTGTGAAGTTCATTACGAGTTTGTTGTCTCCATTTCTTCCGGGCCAGGGTATCGGTTATATCCTCTGGGTATACGTATTTTACTTCCCGGTTGGAGATTACCTTTTCTATGATGGAGGGTTTCTGTTGTTTTTCAACATCTTTTACTACCTCTGCTTTTTTAGAGGTTTTCTTTGTTGGTTTGGGTTCTTCCGGAGTAACCTGAACCAATTTGGCACCTGCAAATTTCTTGGCAGCTTCCTGGGATTCTTCTACCAATTGAGCCTTAGTCTTTTTAGTTCCCTGGGCCTTAGTAGTTTTAGACTTGGATGTAGCATCCTTAATTCCTTCTAATTGTTGAGCAACTTTGTTACCGATAAGGTTAGCAACCTTGTTTTCATTCTTTTTCATAACGTCTATATTAAAAATGTTTATAAATGAATTAATTTCTTATCACATTGCAAATATAAGAATAATATTTTATATAGCAATAAAATAAAAAGAATATTTTTAAATAGCTGAGGTTAATCGGCTAAGAAGTCGAAGATCTCTGGAGCATAATCTATCTCGTTTTCTGGGTCTGATAAATATTCGTCCAGGTTTTCGTTATAATAATCGAGTTCTGATTTAGCCTTGGGAGCAGGTACAAAGGGTATACATTTTTCGGGATATTTCTCTGCAAACTTAATGGCATCTTGATAAGTTAACTTCTTATCAGTATAAAATTTAACCCATGTATGGGAGTATCCCACTCCTTTTCTAGTAACTTCGTATTGTTGATATCCAGAATTACTTATCTGGTAGATTTGATTCTCTGGAATGATTTCTATTTCTACCTGATATTCGTATATTCTTTTTCCGAGTTTGTTTGCCATTTCCTGAATTGAATCCATTAATGACTTAGGCTTATCTGCAAATGAGAAACTGTATTTAGTTTCTGGTACATCGTTCTTTTTAAACGACGGAGCAGGACTTATCCTGCTTGCATCGGATGTAGGTTTTGAACCTATAGCCAATCCAATTAGTATAAATCCTGCTAACCCTATGATAGGTAATTTCTTAAGACCTGAGTTCATAGCCCGTGGTTTTAAACTTGTTTCTGATATTAGAAGAAACGTATTTACCCTTGGATTCTGCTAGGTGTAATTCATTGCAGATTTCTTTAGGTACACCATCATAGCGATAAACCTTGTTGCCTTTAAAAGCTATCCAAAGTTGTTTGTTTTTGGAGTCATATCCGTAGCCTTCAACGTTTGAGGATTCGCAAGGAATCATTTCAACTCCAGTGTTCAATTCAACTGATTCTAAGTATTCGTTCTTGCCCATTTTAAATTAAATTATTAATGTGAGTTCAGGATGAAATTTATTGGTTTCTCTGTGTAATAGTTCCCATGCTCCGTAAACTCCTTGGGATAAATCATGTATCCATTCATCTTCCATTTTGAATAGGATATGAGAACAGATATATAATTGATATTCGTTCAGAGTCTTTATCAATTGAGGCATTTCGTATATCTCTTCGTAAATCTGAATATGATGATTGACTGAATCAAGCATCTCTTCATTGTTTATCTGTAACAACTTCCTGAGTAAATTGGGTTCTGTTGTAGTGATATTATTTTTGATATTAGTCAATGCCTCAATTTGAATCTGGGCAATGTTCTTTACTACCTCTTTGGTTTCTGCATCCATTTTTTAATATTTATTTTCGTTATACAAATATAAGAATTTTATTTTAATAAATAATACTCTTTTATTAAATACTGAGGTAGAGGATGTCTATCTAGAGATAGCTTCTTCGATTTTCTGTTTGATAGAATCTGGGAATATTACATCTTTGTACCATCTCATAAAGAACTTCGAAGGTTTTTTATCTGAGTTAAGTAATTGCCGTTGTTCTGCAGAGAATTTTAACCGTTCTTCCTCTAGCATAAACTTGGGGAACTTTGTGAACTCTGCTTGAGAGAAGGATATGGTTTTCTTACCAACAGAGGCCCTTAACGGTTTCTTCCTTTCTTTATAAAGATACGGAACAATTTTCTTCGATGGTCCACCAAGGATACTAAAGCCGAAGATGACCATTGGGTCAAATTTATCTGCCTTGGGGTCTTTGGCTCGTTTGATACATCTTGCCATCCAGGAGTATGAATTGGGATATTGCTTGTTGTCAGTGGCTTCTCCCACATCCTTACTGTTGAATTCGAATCCTGGGAAATGAAAAAGAAAGTCCTCTGTAAGAATAAAGACAAATCCCAATTCCCTTAAATACTTAATAATCTCTTGTTGGCTCTTACCTTCTTCAACCATTTTCTCTACATCTGCCAAGATATCTTCTCTTGGTGATTCAGTAAGTTGTTTACTACCAGTAGAGGGTCTTCCTCTTCCCACTGAAGGTTCTTTGATTGGTAAGTTACCTACAAGCTTATCTAAGTAATTCTTAAAGTTCTCGACATCTTGTTTATTTGTAAGAGTTACCTCTATTCTTATTGGTCCCTTATGTTGTACTTTTGGCCCTGAATTCATTTCTGTATACGCATCTACCAATCTATCTTGAATATAGGAACCATTATCTTCAAGTGTAGTGATACGCAGTTTGGGTTTATAGGTTTTTTCTTCCATAAAGTCTTAGTATTAAAAAGAAAGGCCTGAACAAAAGTGATTTGCCAGGCCTTTACATCATTAACGAATACTTAATAAGATATGAGATTAATCTTCTTCTTTTTTGGCCTTCTTTTTCTTTTTATCTTTGGCCTTTTTGTCCTTCTTTGCAGGAGCAGCCTTTTCGGTGGCTTCTGCCTTTTCTTTCTTTTCCTTCTTGGGTTTTTCTTCCTTCGGAGCTTTACCGGCAGCCAGTCTTCTCTGTTCCATACGATATTTTTTCTTTTCATCAGAAGTCATTTCCCGACCATCAATGAGAGGATAATCGTATTTGGTAACTCGGCCAGCAGATTCCTTCTTTTCTTTTTTCTCTTTTTTCTTTGAAGCCTTTTCGTCTTCTTTGGCTTTTTTCATTTTTACCAATTTGGCTTCATTCTTTAAATCCTTTTCAGGATACTGGGCAGCGACTTTGTCTCTTTCCTTGTTGAGCTTATTCAAGAGTTCAGTAACCTTTTTACCATGTTTCTTGTCTTTTGACCAATCCTTTTGAGGGTCCAAGTTGTTCTCTTTGAGATAAGCATCCAATGCCTTTTTAGCCTTTGAAAGTTCCGGAGTCTTATTAGCCGGTTTGTCTTTCTTCTTGTCTTTCTTCATGTTTCTAAAATTTTTAAGTGGATTGAAATTTCCTTAGTAATTATCCATAGTTATAATATCCTAATCGAAGTAGGGATTTCCTTAATTTCTAGGATTTCTATACTTGCATTTTCAAGAATGGCTCCAAGTTCTAAGGCATCCTTTATCTCTTGCTCAGTAAGATTGACAAAAGTTTGTTCTGCAACCATTTCTCGTCCATCTGAATAATTAACATATTTAAACTTTACAGTACTGATAGTACCCTTTAGTTTTTTATCTAGCCTACCCTTAAAATCCTTAAGCCTACGTTTAAGATATTGAAGGTGAATAACATGGGTTTGATATTTACCTCTCTTATGAGGAGGAGTAACCTTAATCATATACCGAGTATATTCCATATCTTTTAATACGGCTTGAATACCCTGTATAATGGTTCTTAAATTCATTTCTTCCATGAGGGTCTTGGTATTGGTTTATTTTCGATTGCCATTTCAGTTAGCATTTCTCTGGCTTCTTTAATAATTAATTCAGAGAGTTCCCTTTCTTCATTCGATAAGGGAGGGTCCATATCTTTATCTTCTAGTGCATTAGTATAATTCTGAATAAGATTATCTAATGCAAGAATAGTTATATTCTTTCTGATTTCTCTTTTGTCTTCCATAACCTATAAAATAAATGAAGCCTACTACCTTCTCAGGCAATAGGCTTCTAAAATACAATTTTTGAAATACAATTTAAACTATGCAAACAACATGAGTTTAATCTTCGTCTCCAGCTTCCTCTTCTTCGCCCTTAGCCTTTTTAGCTTTCGGGTTACAGATAATACCGTGTCCTTTTTTGGATTTTACGGTAAGGTTGCCGGGAACAAAGGTTACGGAAGTAGAAGCAGGTTTACCATCAATAACCAGAACTGATGTTACTACCACTCCCTGATAGCCTTCTTTGTTCTTTACTGCGTAACCGTAGTTCTGAACTTCGGATTTATCATTGATTTTGATAACATCAATCTGCTTGCTGTTTGGACGTTGCTCTGCAGGACGGTTTTTCAAAGCTTCCATACGAGCTTTACGTTTTGCTTCTTTTTCAGCATCTTTTTCTTTGCCACCTTTCTTCTTGGTGTCTTCTTTTTTCTTAGTTGCCATAATCTTTTAAGTTTTAGTTTTATTTAATAGAACAATAGTTATTTCTTATGATAAAGGTGGGCTATTGCTTTAGCCCAACCTTCATAGCCGGAGAATGAATTACTTCTTTCCTTTTTTGCCTTTACCCTTGGCTTCTTTCTTTGCCGGGAGTTTGAGACCCAATTCTTTGGCAATTGCTTTGCGAAGTTTTTCAATGTCGTCTTCTTCGAAATCGTCCGGGTCTGTTTCAAGATCTTTGTCATCGCAAACATCTTCCAGTTCTTCGAAGTCCATTTCGGCAAGAGCTTCACCGGTTAATTCTTCTTCCTCTTCGTCCTCATCTTCATCGTCGTCCGAGTCTTCATCATCTTCATCATCCTCATCATCTTCATCATCAGAGTCCTCATCGTCGTCATCCTCATCGGAATCTTCGTCATCGTCCTCTTCTTCTTCCTCGTCTTCGTCGTCATCATCTTCCTCTTCTGAAGCAAAGAAGTCTTTTGCTTCTTCGGCAGACAACATAATAGGAGCTGGGATAATTTTTACTGAGCCATCCTCGTAAGTAATGATGATTGCACCATTAATCTCTTTGCGAGATACTTCCTTTAACTCTACCTTTTTGGTTTCTTTTTTCTTAGCCATTTTCGTAAATGTTTAAATGTTAATAATCAATAGTTATATCACTCTGTTATAAGTTTCTTGTATTTTCTTTCGCTTCCCGTAAGATAAGCAAATGCAATATTATATTGTTTTACCCCATCAATTACGGTCTTTAGTTCTTCTTGAGATTCTATCTTTACATCTTCTGTATCGATAACTTCATCCTGGTCATTATAGGTATTAACCTTAAAGGATTTACCCATGAACGGATTTAATTGCTTATGTACCTTTACTTCCGGTACTGGGTTTTTAGTTTCCATTGCTGTATTTAATTTTAATTATTCCAGGAATACCAACCTTACCAAATACTTCGGTATAGAATTTGTATTTTGGATTTTGCATTGATTTATAGTTATCAGCTAATCTCATAGGAAATACCCAATATTCATTTTCTAGCACCCTGTTTGTCATAATATAGGCATATTTACTTCTCATCCTATATTTGCTTACAGGAGTGAACCCTTGAAATCTTAAAGCTTTTACCAAGAACCTTTCTTTTGGTTGCCATCCCAAATGATTTAAGGATTCATCATAAAAGATATCGAGCATATCCCTTTGTGCTTTGATAAATAGTACTTTCTGTATCGGGATATCTAATTTCTTTCTTAGATACAAGGCCAAGGAACATACCAATGGGGGATATTGCAAAGAAAGAATATTATATTTATGCTTTTCCTCTTGACTCAGCCTGTTGTAAATTCTGTAAGATAGTAGAACGGATTTGTATTCTCTTCTTCCGGATATAGTTGGAAGATATGCCTTCCCGTTGTCCATACAATTTTTGTGAGTACCTTTCATTGAATACCTTCTTTCCTTTTGATTTAAAGACCCGGTGCATTTGAACCATGAACCTTCGTCTTCTGTGTTTATCAATTTTATATTCATCCGGGATAATAAACTTCCTGGCTTTAACTAATCTCCCTTTATACCAGAATTTAGTAGAACCAGAGGTATGTCTTATACCATTCATGTCTTGAAGTATTCTTATCCCTTGCCTAAGTAATTTCCTGCCTGATATGATATGAATATATTGAAGAACATCTACTCCGTACATATAAACCAAAGTCTTTTTTATCTGGTACCTTGTGAAATAAGGGATACCTGTTAGGTGTTTCCGATATAAACTTTTTTCGGTAATATGTTTGTTGGTTGTATCTGGTCTCCATGTCCATATATAATATCTATCTTTTCGGATTGGTTCCCTACTACTTTCCTTTAGCTTTACCATTGTTCATAGTCCTCCTTGCAGTTCTAAACCAAAGGGTTATTGATTTATCGTTTGCATCTGGGAACTTCTTTTTCATCCTTCTAGTTACTCTTTCTAAATCATAACCCTTTGCAACTAATGACCATACATAGGATTTCTTAGTTCCCTTGATAAGATTAAATTCATCCCTTTCTCTTGGTGGTTTCTTTTCTCTGGGCTTTTTTATTCCTGGAACCCTTTTTGATTTCCTTTGCCCATCTTCACCTTCTTCTCCGAGAAACCCAAGCCTTAATTTCGAATTCCTTAGAGGGTCATCCTTTGAATAACCTATATTCTCTAATTGTTTATCCATCCAATCATCATATTGGTCAATTAATGATTTGTCTGGTTTGTTAGTTGACCTTTCGATATAACCAATTAAATCGAAAACTCCAGCAGCACAAGCATCAGGGAAAGGCATACCCAATACTATGGCTTTTCTTTTTAAATCCCTGTAAGTCATATTCCTCCCGGCTGAACCAAGGAAACTGGCTTTTTCTTTTGAGGGTGCTGGTTTATTCTTTTTGTTCTTTCTCATATCTTTATTTTTAATTTGTTGCAAATATAATACTTTTTATTTATATAGAAAAATATTTCTACTTATTTTTATAAAAAGCTGAGGTATCTGATATGCGTTCAGCAGCCGTTGATTTAGGCTTTTTCTTCCTTTTCTTTTTAACCTTATCAGCATTGAAGGCCATATCAAGTTTCTTAATACTGAATTCTATATTATTCACTTGATTATAGTTTACTGCTTTTTCCACGCAGCATCTGTACTCAGGCCAGAAGCGTTGTCCTAATTTTACATTAGTAGTTTTAATCATAAACTTGGATACCATGAATCCAAATGTATCTGCATCGTCTTTCTTTTCGAATACATACATATAGAATCTACTAAATTCACTAACTACCTCATCTAAAGGCCTTACTGGCATTAGCAAATATCCATCTGTATATAATTCTTCTGATATTAAGCATACCCAGTATTTCTTCTTACCAGGCTTTACTTTATATCTAAACCTTTCTTTCAGTTTTGTGTGCATCCATTCTGGTACTCGGTTTAAAAGGTATTTAATATATATCTTGTCCTTCTTATTCAACCGCCTCTTAAATGCAGAAGGCTGTTGTAGCATTCTTGGTAGAATCCTAAAGTTATTCCACCTATCGAACTCTAGAATTAACCTCATTGAATCTAAATCCCATGGGTCTTCTGATTCTTTGAGTCTTTTCATATTCCTTTCGATATTACTATTGCTTACCTTTGAGAGTAAGTTAGAAGAGTCTCCAGTATATAGACTTGCTTCTTTTCTTGTTAATCTCTTTTCAATACATCCTTCAATAAAATCACAAAAGCTTCGTTCGCAGGGGCAGTCAGGTCGAAAAATAGAAGTGTGTAACTCGAAAAAATCAGAGAATAATCTGAAGAACTTTTCTGACCTTTCTCTGATTTCTAAATACTTGTAATGTGACAACTTTAAAATTTCACCAGCTTCCCATGAAGATTTGCTTTCGGATAACTGAAGGAATAAAGACTGCCTTTCTATTTCGTTTAAGCAGTCCCAAGCTTTCTTCTGAGCATCATTCATAATTAATTCCCCCTAAAATCCATTATTCTATCTATTGATTCACTTGTTATCTCATTTGGGTCATAATCTTGGGAGTTAGCATATAACTTATCTGGGTCATAATTCTGGTACACGCTATAGATTACGTTATCAAAGGGTAACCATATTTCCATTTTACCCATTTCAGGGTATAAAAGAAGTTGTACCATTTTATTTATGTGGTCTATACCTAATACCGTAGCATCTATTCCTTCGTATGGATAGCCTTTGAGTACTAAGTAATCGCCTATCTTAACATTCATCAAATCGTCTACAGAATATTTCTTTCCTTCTTTTGCCATTCTCTTAAACCTTTTAACATCCTTTCTGGTGCATGTAGCTACCAATGAGAAATCATCAAAGTCTTCAGAGTTATCTATTCTAGCTTTCTTCTTTCTTTCATGAAGAGTCTCTGTAGACTTTAACCAAGTTCTTATACCTGATATACTTCTCTTCAATTTGTTTAGAAAAGGTCTAGAGTACGCTAACTCTGTAGGCATCTTGATAAAACCATAATTGAATAAGATTGGTACTTCTTCGAATATCATCTTACCCTTTGCGGTTTTCTTTAAAACGTTTATTGTAGGGATAATGGCACGTACTTTTTTATATCCCTTTTCTTTAAGTTCTTTATTAATGTTCTGATAATACTTTCGTTCTATGTAGAAGATACAATAAGAATAAGGGATACGTTTCATATTACTTCTTTTTAATGATTAACTTAGCTTGCTTATGTACTTGCTTATAATTAACATTCTCTAGAATATCACTTGCAAGAAATACATATAAATTCACTGAAGTACTAATTGACATACTGGGTTTTTTAGATTGTACCCATATAAAATCTCCAAGAGTACCGGGTCCTCCCTCTACTACAAAGAAAAATTCATTTGCAGGCATAGAGTTATATCTCATACATAGAATAGGTACTTTATTTGCCCTTTTAGCATCCTTGCTTGCTTGTTCCCAAAATCTTAGGATATCACAAGTTTTATTACCAAGCAGTACATGTTCGAATTTAATTTCTTTGTAGCTTTTACATTCTACGGATATCTTACACCTGTGAGCATGTCTTTCATCTACACAAGTAATATCAGAAGCAGCATCCTTGTTAGAATGCCAAGCCCCTGACATTGGAACTCTATTCCAAGTATAAGCGGTCCATTTAGTAAACCACTTAGACATTTTTAATTCAAATCTTGAGCCTTTTTTCTTACTATTCATGATGTATTATATTTTATATCATTATAGTAGTTGGTACCTACTCAGGCCATTCACCTTTTCAACTTGCAGGATTTTAGTATTAGATAATGGAAGTGAATCTAAATGGGTAATTAGGAATAGGGTCTTATTTGCAAAAGTATACCTGATTAAGGATGTAACCACCTCTACATTATCTGAGCTTAAAGATTCAAATACTTCATCTAAGAAGGCTAGATTAATCCCTTTGGAAGCAGTTAGAGATTCGTTCATAGCAAATGCCATTGCAACATTACAAAGTTGTCGTTCTCCTCCAGATAATTCATTGTAATCAATAATTTGTCCATCCCTTTCAATTAAAGTATAAAAGTCTTTTCTAATAGTACCCAAATCTATACCAAATTCAATCCTGAATCCCAATACTTGAGAATATTTATCAAGTGTTCTATTTAACATATCCAGAGATGAATCAAACAGATAAGCCTTGATTCCATTATTACCAAGTGGGTCATTAAGTAACCAATCGTAATTCTTTAACTCTAATTCCTTATTATGGTAATCCTCATCTACCTTACGAAGTGTTTTTCTAATCTCCTTAAGTTTCTTTTTATATTTAGGAGACATAACCTTAAGTTTCTCTTGCTTAAGTTTTTCCAACTCTTCATCAATATCAGCAATGTCAGAAGCAATATCATCGCATTCTTTTTGAAGTCTCTTATATTTCTCGTTTGTAGTTCTCAGTTCATCCAATCTATCCAGAGCATCCTCATACTCTTCCCGGAGTTTATCCGAATTTATGATTGCCTCATAAATAATATCTACGCTCTCTTTTGCACGTTTGTAGTGGCCTTTATCTAACTGTATCTTTAGTTTCTTTACAAAATCTGGTAAAGATACTCCCTCTGCAACAGTACGATTGCTTTTTAACTTTGATTTAAGAGAATCTACATAATTAGTATGTTTCTTAATCTTAACCTGAAGACTTTTTTCTACCTCATCTTTAAGTTGTTTTTGTTTTTTAATAAGTTGCTTAGTTAGGCTTTCCCTATCTTTCTTAAGACCAAGCCTTTCAGTTTTAATTTTCTCTTTAAAACCTTTTTCCCTATCCCTTAAATCGAAGTAAGCTTCCTTATGTGCTTCAAGCTCTTTCTTTAATAAAGCCGATTGATGTTCTACTTCATTAGCCTGAGCTAATAAGTTATTTTTATCCTGCAAAGCAATGCCTTTGGCAATATTAAGAAATTCTAAATCAAATACTTCTTCGAATATCTTCTTCTTATCTGAATTAGATTCTTGTATCAATCTTTTAATACCCTGCCCGAACATTATTGAATTCATGAACAGAGTATAAGATAATCCAAGTTCTGCGTTAATGGTATCCTGGAGTTTATTCTTGCCTTTTACATTCACTACTTCATTATCTTTCATAAGGATAAGTCTATCTTTACCTTTAGCTCCATCCTCAAGAATTATATTGCATTTCTGGCATCTGATAATTTTATAGATGTGTTCGCCTTTTTGAAAGAATACCTCTACCATTACTCCCTGGTAATCTTTAGGTCTTACCTTTTCCCAGGTAGTTACTTCTGATACTCCTTTTAGGTTTTTACCATATATTGCCCATACCAATGCCGATAAGATGGTTGACTTACCTTTTCCATTTGGTGCCTTGATAAGTATGGTACAACTTGGATTTAAAGGTATATGTAGGTTTTCTATTGAACAGAATCCTACTACGTTCATCATCGTAAATGTTAACATGATTCAGCTTTTTTAAGTATATCAATCAAAAGTTCTTTCTTATCTTGCTCAGTTATACCTTTTTCCTTAAGATACTTCCTTGCTAGAGCTTTCTTAGAAAGTTGCTTAGTAATTTTATGGTTAGTATTTACTAAGTTACTAGTTTTCTTAGGTAAAACGGTATAATAATTGCCATCATCCTTAATATCCTCCTCAGATTCTACATCAATGAATTTAGGAAATTGCTTAAGGTGTACAAACTGCATGGATAAATCGGAATAAATTTTCCAATATCCCAATTTACAGTCCCTATCGGTTCTCCTTTGATGATTAGGAGCTCCTATCATATAAACCTTCTTTGATAACCTTTGTGGTTTATGTATATGTCCACATAATACCAAGTCAAATCTATTCAGAATGTTTACATTAAGATTTTCTACCGAATCAACTTCCCTACCATCTGTATCCTTTGCTCCTGGATAATCAGTATGAAGAAGAAGTATATTCTTTACATTCTTATCTAGTTTGAGTTTCTTAAGATATTCACTTAGTCCCACGTTATTATCAATATAGGGAACACCATAAATATGGTAATCTCCATAAGAACTCCATTTACATCTAGATAAATCGATACAACTCATAAAATTCTTATGAAATACAAAGGGCCATCCTTTACCTACTTTATTTATCTTATTTACCAATTTCAAATCATGATTACCATTGATGTAGATTAGCTTGAATTTTGGATAATTACTTTCTACCCTATCAAACTGTTCAGCAACGAATATTGCCAAATCTTGGTCTATTGATTCTGGCTTATGAAATAAATCTCCACAGAATAAAGCCGGACATTTGTATTTCTCACATTGTCCTGCAATAACATCAAGGACCTTGATGCTATTCAAGGTCCTATTATTGTTTTCATTGAACTTTGCCCATAGATTAATGTGCAAATCCGAAAATGCTATAAATACTACTTCTTTACCCATTGATAAAATCATTAATGAGTTTTCTACGAATATCCAAATTAGCTTCTCTTATACAGAGGACTTTGGTTTTACCATAGAGAGATTTAATCTCTCCCTCTGTTGCACCATATTCCAGAAGTTGATTCTTGAATACGTTTTTATATATGGATTGTATCTCTTTATTAGGTAGGAATCCCCACAAATTTAATACATTATCCATTATAGAAGATATTAAGAACTGGAAGTAATTATTCTCTATTCGTTTGCCATTGTCTTCCATAACCCATTCCTTTACCATTGCAGTAGTAAAGTCTAATAAGATAAGATGAGTACATTGTTGATTGAGTAACATCTTACAAGTTTCGAAGAAGTGTTCCATTTCACATTTGGGAACATTCTTTGCTTGCTTATAATAAAAGTAAGCAGCCAAATCAAGATAACTTCTATCTGTAACAAATCTATCTCGGTCTCTGAATAGTTTATTCCTTAGATTCATTACTTGAAAATCCTCGAGTAATAAATCCTTAGAATCTCTCTCTAACATTTCTTTATGAGACATGTCTTTGGTTTTTGGGATTAAGTCCGATACACTACCAGAGATAAATTCTAACTCAGGAGGATATTCTGATACATCAAATTTTACCATCCCGGGAACTTCTTTTGCTAAAGTGGTTTTTCCTACTCCACTTGCACCTGCAAACATTACTTTCATTCTGATAAATCTTTAAAGGGTTTAATAAATTCTTTAGTTAGAAAAGAAGCCAGAGAATACTCTATACATAACTTCCTAAATTTATCATAGTTGAAAGTCTTCCTCTTTTTGATTGGTATCTTTTCTAATGGTACATTACCTACAAACCAAAATAGGTCAATCAATTTACGATTCCTTTCCCATACTTCTTGATATTCTGGGTTAGGTTTAGCTTCAAGATACTTATAGATAGATTTATATTCATCTAATATCCTTCTTGCAGTTACTGGACCTATACCCTTAAAACCAGGTATATCATCTGAAGTATCTCCCACCATTGCAAGGTACTGTACAGTTTCATGTGAATGATAACCAAATAATTCTTTGCAGTTATCCATTCTGATTACCTCATCTTTTCTTGGATTAATAATCCTAACGTTTCTGTTTAGTAATTGATTAAAATCCTTATCTGATGATACCAAGATTACCTTTTCAGACTTATAGGTATTAATAATTAGGTATGCTAAGAAATCATCTCCTTCATATTGAGTTTTATTCCTTTTATCGAATATATAAGAAATTCTTAGCATACCCAATATCTTCATTATGATTGCCTTTTGCATTTGCAAGGATTCATAATCAACCGATATATTTTTCCTATGGCCCTTGTAATTTGGCAGTAACTTATTCCTTATTGGTGAATGACCATTATCAAAGGTGATAACTACCTCGTCTGGTTCGAACCTTGTAAGATACATGTGTAAAGATTTGAAGAATCCGAAGATTGCTCCACTTGGTTTACCGTCTGTACTTTTAAGTTTTTCGAACTTGTGAAAAGATTGATGGAGAATGTTCTCTCCATCAACCAATAATATTGTTTTCTTACTCATCGTCTTCCTCCTCGTCATCTGATTCGTTAAATGATTCATATTCTACTCCATCTACTGGATATAAATTAGTAGTCAAAGCTTCCATCCTCTTTCTAGTAGCACCAATAGTATTTATTCCAGCTTTACGAAGTAATTTACGACGAAGTTCATCATCTTCTTCAAGAAGTTTTTGGAATTTTTCCTCCCCTCTTGCAAGAGTCTTCCCTTTGAACTTATATACTCCACCTGAAGATTTTTCTATGATATCATTTTCTACCAATACATCCTCAAGAGCATAGCATCTATCAAAACCTACTTCATGGAACTTAGGATTGAAGTAAACCGGGCACTTACTGATTGTAGGTCTTGGAGGAGCAACTTTATTTTTAATAAGTCGGATTGTGACCAATTTACCAGCTTTCCGTTCTTTACCTTTCTGTTTAACAGTGATAGACTTGCCTGAGTAAAAGGCAGCTCTGATTGAAGCGTAGAACTTAAGTGCTGCACCTCCTGTAGTAGTTGTGTTATCTTTTCCAAATCCGACATTTAAAGCAGTTCTTAATTGGTTAATATAAATTTGTGTAACTCCCAGTTTGTAGAATAACTCACCCCTGATACGAAAGTATTTATAAAGAGCTTTTGCTCTACCTCCCATTTCTGCTTTACCCTCTACCATTTTAGAATCTATGTTATCTGCACAATCCATAGCAGCAATAGAATCAATTACTAAGAGAATCGGTTCATTATTAGTTAATTGAGAACGTAAGTAAATTGCTAAATCTGCTACTGCGTCAGAAATATACTCGATTCGAGTATCTGTTAATACCGTAACTTTTTCTGGGTCTACTCCATTAGCTTCTGCCCAAGAGTTCATCCAAGACTGTTCGGCATCTACCCATATAACATGCCCACCAAGTTGTTGACAAGTATATGCAAAGTTATATGCAATAAGGGATTTACCAGAGGATTCTTCTCCAGCTACTTCAAGTACTTTACCAAATGGTATACCACCACCAAATGTATAGTTGAGAGCAAAAAAAGTAGAAGGTAACCATAAGTTTGATTCCACTGTATCTGAAGCCAATCTCATGATACTACCATATTTCTTTAGTATCTCATTTTTTGTTGGTACCTTTAAACCAACTTTTGTTTTCTTTGCCATAATGTAATGTATTTAGACTAAAGAAGGTGATAACTGAACGAATCTAATTACCACCTTCGAATGAAACCATATGTTTAACTAACCTTTAAATATCTGATTTGTAACGTTTCTTCTTTTTCTTTTTGGGTTCATCATCCTCCATATAATGGTCTCTGTGAATCCCTTTCTTTTTTGCCTTTTTCTTTGGTTTGTCATCCTCGTCATCGTCTCCTCCATGGTCTTCATTCAAGAACTTAGCAAGAAGTTCTTCCAGTTCATCATATGATTTGATTTGAGAACGAACTATACCTTCAAGGTCTACAGTACCTTGATATTTCTTATCCAATTTAGTTGGTTTACAAGCACGAGCAGAATAAGTTGTATCAAGCTTACCAGAACCAGAACGAATAATTTTGATATCATACCCATTTCTTGGGTCTGTCATATCACCAGCTTCATCCTCATCAAGGTATAAGTCGATAATATCTTGATAAACAGAGCGTGGAACTAGAACTCCCTTATCTTTACCTTCGTAATCGAATTTAGTTCCCTTTTCATCTGCATATACCGGACCACCGATAACATATCTTCTTCTTGGTACAAGGGTTTTTGCAAGTTCCTTGTCATCCTCATCCTTTGAGTTTTTCAATTCCTGGTATTTTTCCATGAAAGGACATGGTTCATCAAAAGTAGCCGGAGATATTACTCCTCCCAGATTACCTCCAAGATAGAACTGAACAATTTCTATACCCAATTCCTGGTCATCTCCCGGAGATTTGATTCTCATACGTAAAGTACCTTCTTTAGGGAATACCAAACCATTTCCGTTTCCCTTAGATTCTAACTGTTTCTTTCTAGCTAGCATCTTTTCCTTTGTAGAAAGTCCATCTGATGAAACTTTCTTCTTTTTCTTTTTGTCAAGTGCCATATTAATCGTTATTATTTGGTTCTGAGTAAATTATCTCATTCATACTCAACACCGTTAAAGTGTTCTTTTTCAAAAGTTGTTGTAAGCCTGGGGTAAACTTGTCTGTTTCAAATTCCAGTTCCTTACCGGCATACAAACCATAGGTAACTATTCTACCTACTTGCACCAAATCCCGGTAAGTTCTATACTCTTCGGTAATCTCCCCGAGTTTAACTATAACTCCCTTACGAGGAACTCCCTCTTTTACTTGTTCCGGGATAATAAGCCCAGAACGAGTTTGGTTTACTTCTTTTGGTGATAAGATAAGAACCCTGTTTTCAGTTGGACATCCAGGTAATTGTTTGTCAAACTGATCTGCTACCATAGCAGAGATGAAAGTTAATGAATAATTCATATTCTAATTCGTTTTTAAAAGTTAGTAATTACTTATAGTTATTATTGTTGCTTCCTCATGTTGGCATTAATAGTTCTCAAGATATTCTCCCGACTCTCGTAAGCTCTACATATTGAAATATACTTGTTAGCCTTTTCTACTGCTTTTAAATACCGTTGATATATTGATTTATACTTTGGAGATATGTTAGCCTTATGAGCAACGTAATCATTATTGAACCTTTCATTGGATTCTTTAATAAATATCCAAGCAGCAGAATAAGCTTCATCCTTTTCTCTTGCTAGAGCATCCCTTTCTTTAATATACTTATCTCTTAATGAGCAAAGTATATAATAACTAGTGGGAGATTCCCTTAACTGAGAATTAATGATATTTTCATTAATGGATAATTCCTTAGCAATATCTATGGTTATGATATTGCCCTCGAATTTAACCTTTAGTTTCTTCAGTTCCGTTTTCATGTACTTTCAATAAATTCTTAAAATCTTCTTTTGAATATTTACCTTCTTGAATTGCTTTAGATACCTGAGCAAATGCACAATGATACGCAGTATCTAAACCAGGCAAGTGAAGAATAGATTCATACTTACCAATTATATCAATTAAAGCCTTGAATCTTAAGTCACATAGGTTATCTGTTCCTCCTCTATCTACTAGAGTCATAAACAGAGCCCAATAAATATGAGTAGCATCTTCATAAGCTAACCTTGCATCTTCATCCTTCATTACACCAAATGCCAAATCCTCTAATAATTTGAGATTTGATTGAAGTTGCTCTATCTGAGACCTAACTCGATTGAATACCATTTTATCTCTACCGACTAATCTCAAATTACATAAGTCTAATTGACGATTGAGGTTTTGAATAGAGAACTCTAAGCAGACAGATATCATATAGGTTAAAGATGATAGCCTATTTGTATTCATTATTTGTTCTTCAGTTGCCATAGTTTATAATATTTTATTATTTTATGTTGTCATAGTATCCTCTTTCTTCACTTCTGTAGGTGATTTTGGATTTTCTTTATGATGTAAATACCTATTACATCCAGGACATTTTACAAGTTTACAATCTGCAAAGGTATGTGAATCTACTTCTGAATAATCATATTCAAATTCACAATCACAGTATGGGCACTTAGCTCGCCATACTGTGGGTCCGTTCAAAATCTTTTTCATAACGTTTTCTTTTCTTAATATATTTATATACTAACATTGGTGATATCTCATACTTCCTAGCAAGTTTTGCTTTTATCATACCAGTATCATACTCATAAAGTAATTGAAGTATATCGGGTCTACTTAACTTTGTATCTGAAAATTTAAACCTACCCTCTCTAATACATTGTTGAGTATTTTCCTTAGCAGTACCCCAATATAAGTTCTTATAATGATTATGAGTTCTTATATTATCCTTATGACATACATACTTATGATTATTTGGGTTTGGTACATATACTAATGCTACTAATTGATGAATGTTATAAGTATACCTATATCCATTCGTATCCCTAATAGAAACTATAACGTATCCGTTATTTTTAATTCGATTAAGGGATAATTTTACCCAACCTTTACCCTTATAATTAGAATATACCTTACCATTCTTGGTAACATGGTAATTAGGGCAACCAATGCAATCTAAGTTTCCCTTTAAAATCTTCCTCATACTGCTTTATCTCTTTACTAAACAATTTAGGATAATCCTTAATGATTACATTCTTATACTCCTTATGTTCTTCCATATACTCCTCTACTGAGAAATCTGGTTGAAGCATCTTTCTATAATCATACCCAGGAATAAAAGGTAATTCTTCTGCCATTGACCTACCAATAGAGAAGTCCATTGACATATCTACATCATCCACTTGAAATCCGAAATACCTTTTCGTACTTGGGTTACGTAGGATATTCCAGATTGTATATACAGTCCATGTGTTAATATATTCAGGCTTTGAGTAAAAATAGGCTGCATCATGAACAGTTGCTACTTCAAGCATACGTGGTAATTTACCTTGTCTCATTAACCAATAAACAAGGATAGCTCCAAAATTTGTCATATTTGCTGCAGCACCTTGACAGGGGAAGTTAAGACCTAAACGAATTGCATAAGCAACTTCTTGCTTATCATTTGAATATATTTGTGGGAGTCTTCGTTTAGTACCAAATAACTGTGTGTAATACCCATGCTTACGAAGGAATTTCTCTTGCTTCTCTTTAAATTTAAGTATTTTAGGATGTTTCTTAAAGAACTCATCCATCTCTTTACGAGCTTCCTCCTTGGTAACTATAATACCAGCTTTTGGGTCTGATAATTTTACTGCTAGCAAAGCATCTCCAATCCCATAAATAAGTCCAAATGCAATTTGCTTTGCTTGCTTTCTCCTTACCTTCCAAAGCTTATGGTCAGGATGACTTTCGTCTTCGTATATTTTACTTGCTTCCTCAATTGGAACCCCATATTTTGCTGCTGCTATACCAAGATGAGGGTCTACTCCCTTAGCAAATGCTTCCAGATAAGTTTCATCACCTGATAGATGGGCCATCATTCTTAACTCTGCCTGAGAATAGTCGAATGCCATATATAAATAACCCGGAGGAGCAACTAATTGTTTCTTAATATTTGGGTCTACTGATGTCTTGGGTATTTGCTGCATATTTGGGTCAGCAGAACTAAATCTATTAGAATCGGTTCCATGTATATTATACCTACCGTGTAATCGAGAATCATCTTGAACTTTCTCATGCCAACCCTCAATATAGGTAGTATACATTTTCTGTAAACCCCTTAATTCAAGTAGTTTATCAAGAAATATAGCTTTTGGAGATTCTGGGTCTTTTACTGTTAGCCTTAATTCAACCAAAGTATCTTCATCTGTACTTGGCTTACCCGATTCATTATTTTTAATTACTGGGAATTTAAAACCAGAATCTGAATACATAAGTTGGGGTAAATCAACTGGACTACCAAGATTAAGAGGTCTTATAAGTTCCTGTTCTTTCTTGGTAGTAAATATACCTGCACGAATGTTTGATATCTTTTGTTCCCTTGAATCAATCTTACGTTTATCTTTTGGGTCATTGTAATCTAACTCTTCAAGTTCAGCCTCAATAGATTCGATATACTTTTCTATTTTAACTTGATTATATTTCTTGGTAAACTTCTTTACCCTTGGTAAATCATAGATTGCTTGTCTAGCAGCATCTATCTTTGGTTTATATTCCTCAAGCAATTTCTGATTAAATTCCGTATCAAGGTATAATCCCTCTTTCTCTACCGAAGTTAATACCCGGGAATTACACATAAATAAATTACGAAATACCGAATACATCTTCAAGTCAATTAACTTCTTCTCGAAGAATATCATTAATCGTAAAGTGAAGTCTGTATCTTGACAGCCATATTTACATAAGGGGTCTAATTCCTTTTTATCCCAGGGTATCTTATCAAACTTATCTTGCTTTTCATAATCACCATATTCTGGTAGATATCTTCTAACCATATCTTTTAACCCATGGGGTTTTTCTTCGTTGAGAACATATTTTGCAAGCATACCATCTAAGCATGTACCTCTATAATAGATATGATACTTTTGATTAATCTGGTCATCAAATTTCCAATTCCATGCAACCTTTACAATATCATAATTCTCAATAATCTCTTCCCCAAATTTCCTTAACATCTTCTTCCAGTTCCATCCCGGTGAAGTATATTCTTTTGTTTGGAAATGGTCTAATGGAATAGAAGCACCAAACCCTGGCATCCAAGATACTGATAAAATAGTTGGCTTGAAACTTTTATTATAGATTGGTTCGGCATTAGTTTCGTAGTCACAACAAGCATAACCAGTTGCCTTGCAACAAGCAATTAGTTTCTTGAGTTCTCTTTTGTTCTTAATTATCTTATATCTCGTTTCCATATTAATAAATAGAAAGAGGGACATACCCACATGTAGTAGATACATCCCTCTAATATTAGAATGAGTCCTGTAAATCTTCAAGATTGGTATTCAGGTATTTCCAATCTTTTTTGTATATATGCAATGAATCTATGGTATGATATAGATAACCAGGCTTTACACCTACTTCTTGAGCTACGTATTCCATTAATCTCCAAGCTAAATAAATATCATTACCGAAATGTTGGGCAAAATCCGAACTTCTTTGATGATAACAAATATGTAATACTTTCTCTCCTTTACCATTCTGACGGATAAGGAAATCATAATACATTGAGCATGGGATACGTCTACTACCGTCAAGAAAACATAAATCTGAACCATGGAATATAGGGAGTACTGCTTTACGAGTATCATTATCCCTTTTAAGAAGATTAATTACTTCTTCTAAAGCTAACTTACCAGTATCACTTAAATCATTCCAAATCCTTTCTGGATAAGTATAATCAAACTTTTTACCATTTGGACCCTCAACTAAGAATTGTTCCCATAAGTCTTTCCTTAACTCCCAAGCTGTACCGGGATTTAAACCATACCAACAAAGCCTTTCTCCTAACTCTGCATCTGCCCATTCTCTTGAATGTGAAAATACAAATAACCATACTGGGTCTCCGAGTGAAGTCAAGCAATATTGTTGGCAAATAAGTTCCTTTGTTTCAAATTCCTCTTTACCTTCAATGCCTTTATTCTGATAGGTCTTTGGTTTTACAGTTTGACCATAACTGTTGAGTTCTCTGCCAAGTTCTGACATTAACTCAAAAGAATTACTGTAGATTCTCATTCTTCTGTTTCTTTAAAAGTTTCTTCTTATATGCTTTACGTTGAGAATAGGATATCACATTTTCTGGATATTCTATATCTTCATATTCTAATAGCAAGTCCTTTGCTAACAAAGCTTGGTATTCATACAAGTCAGGACGTAGTACTTTGAAACTTCTGAAAAATACTTTGAATGATGACCATTCCTTTTCTGTACCGTTCAAGATTTTCTTATATACTTCCTTAACCCGTTTAGTCCATGGATTATCAATACCCTTGATTACTTTCTTAAGAGGTTTATAAGCCGAGTACATCAGAAGGGTTTCTACATTCCCATACATTTGAGTAGCAAATAAATTTATCTGTACCGACTGTTCTGGTCCGTACACATATTCCGCCATCCGTTGGATTAATAAGAAGTCGAAGATTAACCTTTTTGTAATTTCTGAAGCTCGAACCACCATTGTGATGACCGGTATATCTTCCCCAAATCTCTTCGAAAATGTTGCAGCTATTAGACATTGTTTACCATTATCATGATGATTATTAAACATGTACGTAACATTGTAATTCTGATTATACTTGTTCTTCAGGATTCTTAATTTGCTACGTAAGAGGTCTAACTTATTAAAATCAATATAATTATTCAATAAGCTCGTCCACTTAGTTTCTTTGTAATTAAAACACCTGCCATAATCAAAATCTGGGTCTACCCATGCTTTACGTATTTTTATAAACACGTTATATGCTACTGCAACTCCACTGTTTGCAGTAGCACCCTTATCAAAAAGAACGGGGTCTAATCTCAAGAAAGCCTCGTTCAGTTTCCCCCATGCCTCTTGTGAAGTAGCAAACTCCAAAGAGTGGAGGGTCTCCTCCGTATTCGATTGAAGACCCTCTAATTTTCTATTCCATCCACTCATTAGTAATTTGTTTTTTGTCTCCAGAGGTTAAGTCTTTGTTTCTTAAAGAATAACCTGTAGATTGATTCATCTGAAAATCCTTGTAATCCCAAGAATCCCATATATAGGTAGAAAGTTTTTACCAAAGAATACTGGAAATCTAATTCCTTAGTCATTACCTGGGTTTGTTTCCAAGGTCTACACTTAAGAAGATTCCTTGCAATATTCAATTCATATACTACATTGAATAATAATACCTTCTCTTCTTCGTGAGATGCTTCACTTAAGGTATTAAACCCAGGAGTATAATCTTTTACTGATTCATGGTCTTCATCAATCATATTAAACCGATTAACTAAACCAATACTACCTTCGGTAACCATGGCTATACCCAGTGTAATTACGTCCTTCAATTCTTTTACTTTGAAGTCAGAGTAATCGACTACGTAAGACGTCCCCCAGGAGAAGATATCTTCTGGTAGTATATTTGCAAAGTGGAACAAAGTGAATAGGAATCCCAGAGCATCTCCCTGTTCTTCATTGGCATTCTGCAAATGGTTGAGTACCTGAGTATATTCATCCTCTGTTAACTGGTCAATATTCCATCCCCACTTGTGGCATATCTTTACTACCTCAGAGGTAGATTCATAACCCTCCATTAGTTCTTCGATAACCTGGGCAATAAAATCCTTAAGAACTACCTGATTTTGATGATTATTAATATCAACCGGATAATCGGGTAGCTTTTCTATTTGCCTGTAGCCGTCTAATTGTTCTAACGAAAGAGAATACATTGCTTGTAAATACGTACCTACTTCTAAAGAAGGTACGATTTCCTTGATATTACGTATGTCCATTACTTACTTCCTGTTGAATTAAATCCACCTTCACCTCTTGTTCCCCACATTTGAGATTCAGAATAAAATTCTTCTGATTGAATCTCCTCGGGTTCTGTGAGATGGATTGGTACATGAATAAATTGGGTTGCTTTCTCATCCACCTTTAGAGTCTGTATTACTCGACTGAGATTGATTATACCAATATGAATCTCTCCTACATAGGGAGAATCTACAATCTCTGCAGTATACAGAAGACCTTTTTTAGAAGCAAGCCCAGACTTATTAGCTGCCATGAGCATAGACTCTTGAGGTTCGATAAGAGGTTTAATACCTGATGGGATAAGGATTCTCCCTCCCGGGTAGATTTGAATATCAGTTACGAAGTTGGTAGTTGTATTTACTCCCAATACAAAATCTGGGGTAAAATTATTTGGAGACTGGTTTGCCTCGATTTGAATCAATTGTTGAGGGTCCAAGTTTCTTGGGATATAGAAATCCAAACCTGCATCACCTGCATTACCTCTCGATGGAGTCTTTACGTCTCTTACTTTAATAAATCTGAATCTGTTCATAATATATTACATTGTTTTAAAAGTTGTCCAAAGGTTAATCCTCTTTGAGGAGTTACTCCGAGTGAATGACAGAATCTTTCTACGTCATATTCACCCTGCATAAACAAATCAGCAAGAACATCGTCCTGCCGTACATAATAATTTGGGTTATTAAGATATAACTTAAACATTGCCCATATCATTCTTAACTTACCTACTTTTCCCATTGCATTCTTTATAAAGTTCTCTAATACGTTTCTTAGGTACTTCGAATTTCTCAACTGTCTTTGAGATAATTTCTTTTCTGTCTTTCCCTTTCCGAATCAAGCTTCGGATGAATTTCTTGATACCAACTGTGTCTTCTAATACATCCAAATCTTTGTATTGATTCTTCTGTTCTAATTCTTTCCTTGTAATGTTCAAGTTCTGGGACATCTTGAATGCACACAGTTCTGAATCTCCGCATAATTTACATTCTTTAGTGGATAAATCATACCCAATACCAAAGCATGGGTCTCCATTACTTCCCAATTGAGAGATATCCAAGGGTGTTAGGATATCCTGCTTGGTTAAGTCAGGAAGCATTTGTTTTTTCTTTGCCATAATTAATCATCTATTTTTTTTTTCTGTTAGTCTTATGACTGAATCTCCAATCTTCAATTCCGACTCATACAGTGGTAAGTAGGAATGTCCAATTGCATTAATAAATAGTTT